GAAGGAGCCACGGTAGAACTCCCAATCCTCCTCCATGTGAAAAATGTAGGGCGTGGTCACGGTCGCATAGGCCGCGTCTATTGATTTGATCTGCCCTAACCGCTTCGGGTTGTAACGGAACTGCACGGACGGGAACTCATCGCGCAAATGGTCATTGCACCCGATAACCCCGCCGTCCTCTTGCACGATGAAAGCGGCAATAGGGTACGTGTTGAACCTGTGAAAGCTGCGAAGGGTTGCGGCAAGTAGGTCGGGTCTGTTAAACGATGTGCAGACCACGGTTACGGCTTTATCTTGCATGTGTTTTATTTAGTTGCCGCCCATACCAACGCCACCACCCAACCGATGAACGTCCATCCAAGAAAGATGTTGAGCAGAATGATAGCGGTAACGTTCCTGTGATTCCACCCTACCATTGTAGGGATGAAATAGATAACGGCAAGGATTAGTAGGTATGTCATTTCAGTCAATCAGATTGTTCAAAGCGCGATACATGAACCTATCCATGAACTCGTTTGAGTCATCAATCCCAAAGGCCAAGTACCTTATCAAACAGATAGGCGTTGAAATGCACAACGCAATGATGTAAACGGGAATAGCGGCTAATCGTTTTAATGGTTTCAATCCGTTCGGGATTAATTAGGCCGTAAACGTACAACTATTTCACGTATCCCTTTGACTTGGCCCGTTCCATATCCGCAGCAGGTACGATGAACTCCGAGACGGGCAGTAGTGAATGTTGGCAGTTGTAACCCCCGCAATAGACAAATATAGTGCTTTCGTTAGTTCCTTTGAACATTCCCGCCCATCCGCTACCCGTTGCACACGCGCCAAGCTGTTCACCACGGCCCCACGCTTTGACCTCCTCCCTGTGCCAGTACAGACCGTTCCTCGCATCGCAGAAACAGCGGGTCGTGTCTATCTCGCCACCCGCGTATAAGTACCAATCAAGCTCCAAATCATTTGCCACAATGTTGGTGAACTCCCTGTCTGTCACGGCCAAGCTGTCGGAAACTATTTGTCTGGAGTAGCGGAGTAGGTTGCCCTCCGTAGTGTCCGTGCCTATCATAATGCTTTGCAGGTTCTCCAATAGGGACGTGTAACCGCTGCCCGTGCTTATCCCTTCAAGTAGCGCGTTTCGAATCGGTGTCATTAGGAACTGGTCGGGGACATTCGCGGCTATGTTCCTTATTGCGGCTGCGCTTGCCTGTGCGTATCGTGTTGATGCGAACGTTGACACGGATGGTACTGCACCCGTTGCCGCCTCAAAGTAGGCAATGGTTCGGCCTTGTTGCAATGCGAACTCTTCCGCTAAGCCTGTGACCATCTCGGAGTATTCCGACCGCGTAAGGAATCGGGCAAGTTCCGTGATTATCTCATCGACCCGCGCAAGGTTGGCAACGTCAAGTAAAAGGTTGCCGTCCGAATCCGTTGTAAGCTGTCCCGTTAGCCTTTGCAACCGCGCCAAAAGTGACGGCTGCAACCTCATCACACCGTTCGCCCATGCGTTCGGGACTTGTTGCAGCGCGTCTACTTTGGCTTTTATCGCGGATTGGAGGCTCAAACGTTTCCGACTTTGATAACGCTCATGCTTTCGAATTGAATATCACCCGCGCTGGCCGTTCCGTTCTGACCTGTCACCGCTATCGTTAGGCCAACGGTTGCAGGTAGCCCCGTAATCTCTCCCGTTGCCGCTGAAATCCAGTTGCCCGAATCGCTTATTGTTGCCGCACCTATCACGTACATGGTGGTAGTGGTCAGACGGGTACAAAGGAAGTCCACCACCACCCGCGCATCGTTCGGGGTCGTATCGGTTGGGGCTGCGGTAGCTGAATTGTAAACCTCCACCGCCCCGATTTTCACCCGCATGGTCTTTATATGGTTGTTGGCGGCTGTGGTAAAGCCAACAACTATCCTGCGCATCTCTCCGATTTCCCATCGTCCTCCCACGTTCTGGCTGAACAGGGTCTCCTCCGTAACTACCGCAGTAGTTGCCACGGGTGTAGTGTCCAATAGCAACAACGGATTAGCAGCACCAGCCGCCACAACGTCCTCAATCGCTGCCCGTCCTGCGTTGCCTGATTGGTCGTAAATGGTCACTTGTTGACCTGTTGTGATTGCACCCGCAACGATAGGAGTAAGGTCTGTGACGTTGATTGAATTAGCCATTGTAAGTAAGTATTAGTCCGTTTATCGCTTCTGTTTTGTTGCTCACCCCGCCACCCCATGACAGGCCACCCGTGCCGCTGAATGCCACGGAGTAAGCCCCGCTGCACCCGATGTCAGCCGTTACCGCGCATGGTCGTTTCTCGGTCAGTTCCGTCTTATCACTGAATGTCATAGTCACCGTACCAAAGTCCACGTCAGCTTCTAAAGATGGGGTCGGGTACTCATCATCCTCGCAGTAACTGAGCCGCCCGTTAATATACACGTTATCCAATGCTATAAGCGTCTGCATGAAGTCATGCACATACTCAGGAGCACCGAAAAGAAAAGACCTCGCCTTGCGCAACCGTGCGTAAGGGACTACGCGCTTACCCGTTGCGAACTCGTATTGCGTACGGGTTGACGGATACCCCGTCCCACGCAAAGTACCCTCTATACGGATTGAAGGTTTGAACCCTGACCCGTCAAAACCGAAATTCAGTTGATTGCCATTACCACAAGCCTCCACCAACACAGTGCAGTTGTTGCAGCTAACCGTGTCCGTCAATTGGAACTGTACGGACTGATATGTAATGATTGGCTCAACCGCCTCAATGCTGAAACCGTTGAGCGTCACTGCGTGCAGACCGCCCACGAACCCGAACACAAAGCGCAGGTCTTGCGGCAAATCATTCGTAGCCGTGACCGTTATCGTTTCGGTATATATTCCGTCCGCGTTCCTCAGTACCCCGTTAGCCGTACCCGATGCAAGGCGGAACGTGTCACCCGCTGCCATGTTCGTAAGCGTGTAGGTGACTTCATAGGCCACCCCAACGCAAAGAACATTTCTCCGAACAACCGTCACCGCACTCACCCCGCTATTGGTCACGGTCATATCGCCACCGCTAACGTCCGCATTGTTTGACCCTCCAACGGTTACATCAAACTGATTAGGCGTGTCAAAGTCGTCCCCGATGAATCCGAACTGCGAACATTGGCATGGGTCATAAACGGCAAAGGAATAGCAGCCGTATGTAGTCCCCGCCGTTATTAGCGCGGCCCAATCCACTGCCATCGTAATGAACCCGTCCGTTATCGTTTCTGTAATGGAAGAACCAACAGGGAAAGCCGTGCCATCGGCTGCGATTATCGAAGTGCGAACGTCTGAACTGATGGGACGGACTATCACATTCTGCAACGCACCGCCTCCAGCAGACCCGAAGAAGAAGTTGATGTTAGTCATTCCCGTGGCATCAAACACAACGGACTTCTGCCCTCCGAACGTGTAGAAATAAATTATGCCAAGGTTTGAACTTAGCACCATTGAACCCACGTTAACATCCAATCCGAACGTCAACTCCACAAACCCCGTCAAAGCTATCGCCTGTTGAATGTTGCCGCCACCGCCCAAAGGTGAACGCGCCCACCCAAATAAGTAAATCCATGCGCCTGTCACCGTCCACCCCGTACCGCCAGAAGTGAAGTCTCCGTTGGTCAGTACGTTGTTAGTGTTCCCGCAAGCCCCGTAAGTGAATTGGAATGAGGTGCTATCAGTAGGGGCTATCTTCTGAATCCAAGAGCCGCAGGGTAGGGTACAGTTGTCCTCTAATCCGAAAGGCAGGGGTTGGTATGGGATAAGTCCGAGGCTCATTAGCTGTTGCCAAAGTTAGAACGAATAAGCCAATCGGTATTGCCGTTTTCAAGTTGCCGCGTCACGTCTTTAATGTATCCCTGCACCATGCCACCGTTATACGTTACGGTCATTGATTTGAACTGCTCGCTTAGAAAATTCATCCATTCCACCGATGTCATGGGGTACTCATAGGACGTTTCAATTAGAAGGTTATCGTTCGGGTTGTACGTCTGCTCAAACGTGAACGGGTCGAGGACGTTAAACGATGATTCCGTGAACGTCTCAATGTTTATCTCGGTGTTCGCGTCAGTCACCGCTGCAATGAATAACCTATCCGTTGCGTTTGCATAGACCAACGCTTGCCCGTATGTTCTTGTTCCCGTCTGTGGGGTAATGTTCACGTCCTCCGAAACGGTCTGCATTATTGTTCGTTCGATGTAGTTTCCGAGGCTGTCAAATCTGCCAACAAGTAGAAACGCGCTAACGTTATCCGCAAAGGTTATGTCGGCCTGAACGGTGAAGATGGCAGACACGGGGGCCGTGTATCCCGTAACGTCACCGTTGAACGTGAATAGTGGTGCATCCAATGTTTGCAATGTTTCCACCCCTTGCGTAAGGTTTGCCCCAGGATCAAATCCGTTAGGGAATGCGCTCAAAGGGAACTTTAGGAATGCCGCCCGTGCCCCGAACAATCCAGTTACGGGAACCCATGTCGGATTCTGAACCGTTATCGCAACAGCCTCCGCCTGATTGCTGCCCACTCCAAGGAACTGCACAATCGGGAACGGTACTCCATTACCCCACCTGTTAGCGACCTCAAAGTTGGTAAGGCTGTTATTGTAGAACCTTTGCGTTACATCGGTCGGGTTCGTGTAGATAACCGTCACGTTGTTGCTGTCGAACGTAACTAAGGCAATGTCCTTGTCTATGCCGTCATCATCCTGCCCTCCCGCTGTTGTCGGGAGTGCTATCTGAATGCGGTTCGTGTCCGTGACCAATTCGCTCATGGTCAGGTCTAAGTTAGCCTTAGTGTTGCACTGACCTAAAAGGTGGAACTCCTCCTCCTGCCATGCGTAGAATGTAGCAGGTGGAAAGTATTGGTTGTTATATTCCAGCGGATCGGTTCGCTTACTCCCGAATTTCATAATCGCGTAGTACTGACTCAGCACCGCCTTTTGGCTAAGTTCGCTAACGTCCGAGAATACCGTTGACCCAAGCTGCTGACGGAAATAGGCAACGGGTTCAATCCTTAGAGCGGGTTGGCCGTTCACAATCTCAGGCGCAAAGGCAAGGTTGTAAAGGCTACGGGCATCACCGAACAAGTCCTGAAAGTTTATGCGCGGCCACTCATCGTTTGCGCCCGTCCTTATCTCGCTGCCCACAACCAACGTAGGGATACCGTCACCGTCCGCAAATGCGGGGTTCAGGTAATCGCTTACCATCGTTATGATACCGTCCGACATGAACGCTATAAGCATCCGTAACGCATCGTATAGCCGCACCCCTTGCCGCCCTGTTGCGTCAGTTTGCGCGGGTGTTGCGTTGGTGTCGTGCAGTGAGAATGTCAGGTTGTTTTGCGTTACCGTGTATGCTGAAATGTCAATGTCATTCTTTGACCTTGGCACGTTCACAAATGCTTTGATTTCCTTGTTCTGGTCAATCAATGAAAGAAAGCCCGAATCAACTACCTGCAATGTGACTTCGCATTTATCGGGCCTCCACTCAGCATCATTAAGAAACAGATTACCAGTAAGACGCAACCCGCAACCATCCTCAATCACAACAGGTACGACCGCACAACCGTCCGTAAAGAACCGCCTCCGTAGATAAGTGTAGTCTGCCCCGTAGAATATCAGGTCACCGCTGAACTCTTCGAGATACCCGCCCAAGTCATCCGAGAAATACACGCGATGCGACATCTCCCGAAGTCCGTTAGGCTCCTGTTGTATGGAGAACTCAGGCGATGAGATACTAAGCATATCCTCCGCGTTTCGGTGTCCGTTTGTCCAACTTGTCTGCCAACATCTTCAACCCGTACACCGTGGCCGACCTGTTGCGATCCATTGCCGCGATTATGTTGTGGTCGGACAGCTTGGCCGTTATCCCGTTTAGGTCTGCACTTTGGCCCATGTCAGCGAACCCGTTTAATAGGGCCGTGTCTATCGCAGGGCGCACGTAGTTCTCCCGTATAATCTCATCCAACGTGCCGCGCCTTATGCCCTCCAAAATTGGGCGATACTTTCGCGTTTCGGCTGCTGTCATTACGCTCTCCCCTTTTGACAGACGAGCGTGTATGCTGTCGCTTGTCTCCGTTCCCGCGCCTTGCAGCCCGATTACACCCGTGGCGAATTGTGGTAACGGTTGAGCGGAAATAACGCCTATCTCAACCGCACCCAACGCGGCCGAAATCGCGGCCAAGATGTAGCCCTGTGGCGGCCCTACTGCAAGGGCGTTAACCACGGCAAGGGCCGTTCCAATTACCGCATTAAATATTGCAGCCGTTTTAGCGTCTTGCGCCTTTTCCCTTTCAAGTTGCCGTCTACGTTGGTCATATTGTTCGCGGCTTATCTGACCCGCCTCCAATTGATTGTCGAGGCTTATCTGTTCCTGCTCATGCCCCGCCATGATTGCGGACGTGATGGCGTTGTTAATGTCCTGAATGGATTGAAAGAACATTTGCGCGTTTGTAAGGTTCTCATCCCTTGCGTCTATGTCGGCCTGTGCCTGCTCCTGTACATTTTCAAGTACGTTGGTTCTTACGTTATATCCACCCTCAATTATTTCATCATTGAAAGACTTTATGCGCTTCTCCAATGCCAATATATCGGCCTCGGCCTTTTTCAAATTACCCCCAAACTCAAAGGCTTCATCTTTGTTCTTCTTCGCCTTTGCCAGTGCGTCATTCAACGACTTCAACGATACGTCCGTGACCTCTTTTATGGCCTTCGGGTTGAGCAATGTAAGCCCCGCGGGTTCAATTCCTGCAAGCCTAAGTGAACGGATAGCCGCCTCAATCTCTTTGGCCTTTTTCTCAATCTGAACACCCGCCTCAAAGAACGCCTTAGAACCTATCTCTGTGTTTTCCAAGTTCTCCTTTAACAGCTTTAGTTCCTCGTTCAACGTGGCTAACGTGTTCGCTTGCCTGACCACCTCCCGAATCGCATCGGCCTGACTGCCCAACGCCTTAAGAATCTCCGCGTTATCCAATGCTAATTGCTTGGCATTCTCCGCGCTTGCAATAGTAGCCGCCTCCTGTGCCTCTTTTAGTTTGCCGTTAGCCGTTATCAATAGCAACGCCACGTCCAACGCTTTGAACCCCGTCTGTTCTGTAATGGATAACGCCTCCGTGTACTTTGATAGACCCGTGGCAATAGCGTCAACGGAGTCTTTCAGTAGCCCGTTGCCCTCCATCACTTTAAGGATAAAGCCCTCGTATGCTGACGAAAGGATGGTCAACGACCCTTGCAGATTGTCCTGCATTATACGGGCCATTTCCTTAGTAGAACCTGCTGCGTCCCTCAACGCCACGTCCAATTCCTTTACCGTGTCGATACCATTGAACAACGTAATGAATGCCGCCTTGCTCCTTTCGTCTGTGAGTTCCGTTGCCGCCGTAAGGTCAATGTTCATCTTCGCCAACTTCTCAAAGGCTAAGAATAGGTCATCGCTGTTTTTAACCGCAAAGCCTAACTGTCTACTAAGGTCGCTGTTCTCATCTGACAGCTTACTAAGTAGGTTCTTCAATGCCGTACCCGCGATTGACCCACTTAGACCAGCGTTAGCAAGTTCGCCAAGTAGTGCCGTGGTCGTTTCAAGGTCTATGTTCGCGGCCCGTGCAATAGGCGCGACAAGTTTAATGGACTCTTTGAACCGTTCAATATCAAGTGCAGACCTGTTGAATGATTGAGCCATTACGTCCGTTACACGTACCGTCTCCGCTGCGTCCAATCCGAACCCCTGAACCGTTGCACCCGCAACCTCCGCAGCTTGTGCAAGGCTTGAACCCGTTGCGGCTGCGAGGTCAAGCGTTGCGGCTGTGGCTTGTTGTATCTGTTCCGTGGTGAAACCCAACTTCGCGTATTCCTCTTGAAGCTGACCTACCTGTGTGGCCGTGAACATGGTTGACGCGCCTAATTGCTTGGCGGTCTTTTCAAGTTCGGCCATCTCCTTATTGGTTGCACCGCTAACCGCCCGAACCTTTGACATCTGGGCCTCAAAGTCAGCCGATATTTTTATCGCATTCCGTAGAATGGAAACAAATCCAGCTATGCCAGTTGTTATGCCGAACGCTGAAATAATCTGTTTTCCTACGTTGGATATTTGGATGCCCATTTGAGCGGCACCAGTAGTTGCCTTTCGCTGCTCCTTGTCAAGTTTGTCTACCTTGCCAACAAGTTCATCAACGGCCTTTTTGTACTGCTCGACCTCGGCCCGATATACTGCTACTATTTCGTCTGCCATCTATAGCCGCTTGTTTCTTGCGCTTTACAAAAGTAGCCAATTCATCCATGAAATCGCGCCTTGTCATTTCGGCCACGGGGGTGCGCGGTTTGTTGAACTCATCCACCGCGCGGATGAAGTCGGCCCATGCCAGACGGTCGCGGTTTATTCGGTCGGCTACTTCTCGGAACGATAATGGTCGAGGCGGTTCGTCAGGTTGCTTAGTACCGTTTGATAGTCCCGCCAAAGTTTGGTTGACTGCTCTACTGAATTGGGATGCGCTGTCAGCAATGTGGCGAACATCGGAAGCCGAAAAAAAAAGCGACCCTCCTCTGTCTCCGATTTAAGGAAGTCGCATTTCTCACCGTGAATGGTCGGGTTGACCTTTACAACGTCCTCGTCCTCCCTTACATAATTCACGGCAATGATGTTAACCACCGCGTCAAGGTTCACTATCTTCTTGTTGAGGTCTGACAGGTCGGCCACCACCGCCCCCGCCTTCAGCATGTCGGACTTGGCAAGGCATACCGTAAGCGTGTCCATCGCTTTGGTGAACAGGTCAGGGCTCAAACCAGCGGCCAAGAATTGCATGGTAGTTTGCGCCTCGGATAGCCGCGTAATGGGTACGTCTTGCGGGTCTTTGAATGAGTAGTACCACCGCCCTTTGTCATCCTGAAACTCCGCCACCATCCCCTGCCTTACTTTCTTTGCGGCATGGGCGCGGTAAATGTTGGAAAGGCGTTCTTCGCCTAGTAGCCTAATTAGGAAACCCATCTATAAAACAGCGTGTTGGTGAAAGCACAGGCAAGAACGATAACGGGCCACTCAATCGGAACGCAGCTGAAGATTAGCCACGATGTCGAACCCCAGACCGATGCCATGCAGGTGGGGCAAGTGATAAGCGGCTTGGCCCACCATTGCGGGAATAGTTCCCCGATACCCTTATCGCCCCGCGTGTAGGTGTAGGCAATCTCATCGGCTGCAATGTGCGCACCGACAATAACCGCGCTTGTCAGAATGATTAGGCTTATCAACATTCCTCAACCACTTCGTTTGTACCCGTCACCCATGCCCCATTTGCGGCCCTGTGTTCAAACGTTAGCAGGTAGCACATGTCGTAACCCAACGCGGTCAGCCGATACGTTACGCCCGAAATGAATGTTGGCGCATCGGCCTGTGCGATTGTGATAACCCCGTTGGCATCGCTTATCTCGGCCACCGTAAACACCTGCCCGTCTGCCTGTGATTGGAAACGCAACGCAACGGAGGCGTTAGCATTCAGCCCAGTTACCTGCAACGTGGCAAAGCATAGGTTCAGCGGTTGCGCCTTTACACAGGGCGAACACGGGTCTGTTGGGCAGTAACTCATCTGGGCTTGGCAATGTGGAATTTACGCCACGAATGTACGGCTTTGCTGTTAACTAAGTACCGCCACGCGTCAAGATGGTCGGCGCGCTGGGCATCTTTGCTTCGGTCACTCTTCATTATCTTCCCTTCATGGTCAACCTCAACCGTCCTTAGGTCACGTCTCAGGTTCGTGCATCGGGCATCAACACGGAAGTCATCAAAGTGCCTCAGCAGGTAATTGCAATCTTCGCGGCTGTTCGCGTGGGTCGGGTTGGCCGGTAGGTCGAACTGCGATTCGGATAGGAGTAGCCGTTGCCGAATGAGTTGATAGGCGGTCAGGTGGTCGCGGTGTGTCATCGTCCGTGCCGTGCCGTTCCTGTCACCCGTCACCGTGGCCGTTAGTACCGACCGCCCTACCTTCTGTTTCACCCGCTCACAGCCCTCATCTATTGTGCCGCCACTGATTGATTCCTCATCGAATACGTGAAAGTGCCAACCCTCCGCATCCCGCCAAATGTGGGCGTAAATGATCGCGAACGGGTCGATGTTGAAGTCGAAGCTAATGTAAAGCGGTTTGTTCGGGTCGAAGTCGCAGGGGTTGAAATGCCTATCTATGTCCAACTGCGAGGCGAACGGACGCTCTATGTTCGCCTTTGCCGTCCAGTCACCGTAAAGCAATCGGGCGCGGTCGTAGTCATCCAACAACTCCAGCGTCTGCGTATAGCTTTCCCGTAGTGCCGTGTCGGGGTTATCTGCCAACGTGAACAGCACACGGGCGCGATGGGGCGGCAAATCCAAGAACCTGTTTTCCGCATCCATCACATAGCGGTACTTTATCCAGTTGTCCGTGGGGTTGCCCGTTAGCAGTAGTTCCTTTGTTATGCCGTGTTTGGAATGATTGTAACGCAGACGTGAAAGGACTATCTCAGCGGCCCGTTTGTCTATCTCTGGAGCCTCATCAATGAACGCGTCCGTGTATTCCGTTGACCCGAACCGATTATAGTCGGGGTCGCTCGGTTGGTAACTCATGTGTCGGAAATGCTGCTCACTCCCGTTCGTAAAGTAGACCGTGTGTTCCTGTGCGTTGTACCTGTAATGCACCTCACTTTCGTACCCCATCGTTTTGAGCAACGTGAAGTAGGTCTTCATCGTGCTATCTCGGAGTGCCGTGTAGTCACGTCTGCCAATGAACCCCCGCGTGTCTGCGTATGTGGTGCGCCTGTAAATCTGTCGGAGGCAACCTAGCCACGATTTTCCACCGCCAGCACTTCCTCCAGCGAACACCTCCGCTATTTCGGGGCGGTCAAGTTCACGCCACGCCTGTGCCTGTTTCGCGCTTAGTCGTATCCGTGTGCCACTCATTCATTAGGTAACTCAATGATGGGAGCGGGGAACTCAACTATTGTGGTATTCATATCCACTTGTTGCTTTGGCATCCCGTAACGGTAGCTTGCCCAAATCTTCATGGCCGCGCTGTCACCGTTTTGAACCTTGTTAGCTATTGCCGCCCACAAATTTTGAGGCGCAAGGATGGCATCCATAGTTTCAAGTAGCTGCAATTCGTCCGCTTTTGGTTTGCGGCCCGCTTTTCCCTTTATGCCTTTGTTGTTCTTTCTACCGTCCACAATCAAATAATATCATTATTGATTTTAGCCGTTTGCAAACTTATCTTGCATTATCTCCCGCGCTTTGACCCGTAGCCCTAACCTGTCGCATTGAAGGTCGTACAGCTTCTGCCATCGCGCCACGGTAAGGCTGCTATTGCCGTACAAAGATAGGAGAAAGTATCCATCCATTACGCCCTGCTCCGTGTTGCGGTTGCGCTTGTTCCCGAAGAAGATAGGCTCACGGGATAGCTTCGGGCCTGTGGGAATGATACCCAACTTACCGAACACCCCCGTGTAAATGAGTTCATCGGGTATCGTTCCGTGACTGCCCCACGAATGCGTTAACAGGTGAGGCGGGAATCTCTTTTCCATGTGATAGTCAACGTGCGCCTGTACAGCATCGGCAACCTCTCCCCGCTCAAAGTAAAGCCATGATGTTTGAACGCTGCAAACGGTTCTATCGTCTGGAATGTTGAACTGGTCGAACAGGCTTTCCTGACTGCTCCAAATAAGGTACTCGATACGGTCGCCCCGTTTGCCCTTTCCCACTACCTCGGTCGCCACCTGTGAACCCTCCAATGCCTTAAGCCACGGCCTAATGTCCGTGAGTGCTATCGCGTCCACGTCCAAGTAAAGGAACCGCGTCAGACCAGCCTCAACGCCCATCCTGTAAATCTGCGCTTTGGCAATGGTCGGGGCCATCTTGCCGCCTTTCTGCTGCCATTGGTCGGGGCGTAACGTGCGAAGGTCTGCGATGCCCTCCGTGCCGATAACGGGCAATAGTTCGGGCGTAGCGTAAACGGTAATGCGTAGGTCGGGGGCGTGGTGCAAAAGCGAAGAAACGAGGTTGCGAGTCATAGACCCGTAACCCCGTTTCCCGAATGCAATCAGCAGAATACCCGTCAAACTCAGGTAGTGAACAAGGTAGGCGCAGGGATAACCCTTGGCAGCCCTACTTTCTTGTAAGTGAAAGTAGCGGAGTAGTGAACTGGGTCTGTGTCCGCAGGAAGTGCCTTAGTGACTTGGATATACAATCCGTTGTCGGGCAGTACAAAGTGAGCCTTAGCAGGTGTCTGTGCGTGTTTAACGATGAAGCCTCCCCATACGCGGCCACTTGTTGAACTGGTCGCCTCATAGAAGTCATCATTCTGCACGTTCACGTTGGCATCAATCACGGTCGCTGTGTAGTCCGTGGTGATCTGCGCGTTGGGACGTGCGGCCACGGTCTGCGTTCCGAACTGAACGGGTGAACCCGCGTCCTGAGTGAAGTTGATTTCCTGCGCATAGACCGCTTTCCCTGCTGCAATGTCAGCGGCAACGGCAACGTCAACGGCTGCTGTGTCCTGAATGTCGAGTGTAGGGTCTGCGAGGTCGGCATCACAGGTGAAAAGTAGAAATCCGTCCTGACCGCCTTTAACTACGTCTCCGCAGATATTGACTTCATGGTCGGTGATTGGTGGGCAAGAGTAGGTTACGCAAGGCATCGCTTTTTAGTTTTGAAGCGTTAGACAGGGCCAAAGTTAGCGAAACTTTTTAGATACCGCTACCCGTGTTATCCCTCACCTCATCACACAGCTTCCGCACGGTCAGCCCTTGCAGCTGCTCAATCGCGCTCGCAAATGCCGCGTCAAATGTCGTATGCCCTCCTCTCATGTCTATTGACACTTGAAATGCTTTACTTGTGTCAAACTCGGCAAGCCCACGCTCCATCTCTTGCGCGGTCGGCCTTGGCTTGGACTTAGTGCTTACCATTCGGCCAGTCTTAGGGTCACGGGTTACTTTGACTGAACCGAGCGCATTCTCTGCCCTCATTGCACGGGCGTGCCAAGTGTCCACCTCATCATTCGCATCCGCCAGATTCCTCTCCGCTTGCCGTCTCAGTTCGTATTCGTTCTTCGCCTCGTTCCGCGCCTCGGTCAGCAGTTCGCTTGTGACCTTATGCCTTGCGCGTTCTCGGTCGTTCTCCGCGTTGAGTTGGTTGATTCTCCATTGCTGAACGCCAACGGCCACGCATAGGCCAGCGGCAATGATGCAGACTGCTATTAGTGCGATTGTAGGTGTCATGGTGTTTGTGTTTATCCCTTGCCGAAGGGGGGTGTAGGCGGTTAGTCGATTATCCTTTTGCCGAGTTGCTATTCGGCCTCTGCGCGGGTGATGGTGGGGCGGATGGGGCGGATGTGTGCGTACCTTCTTACATCGTCATCTGCAAAGCACCAATACCATGCACCTTTTAATGCTATAAACTCTCTTTTAAGCCAATTTATACCATCATGAGACACCTCCACCATCTCACCCGCTTTCGGCTGCCATTCTTCGCCTCGGAGTTTGGCAAGGAAGTCGGGGAATGGGATAACCATGTCCCTACCTGCCCATGAAGACAATGACAATTTATCAGTACCGACAACAAATCCAGCGTACGGGAATCCCGTTGTCGGGCCGTGGTTCATGGCCTTTTCCCCGACTTCTATTCCCATTAATGAAACGGTATCAACCAACACGCCCCAACTTTCACTATCAACCTTAGTGCAAAACCCCTTTACACGTTCAATCGCTTCCATCTTAGTTCCCGTCTTCATTGTTAGTACCCTGTTGCTTTGCCGTCAACTCCTCGAACGCGGCAACTATCCTCGCTGCCATGTTCGTGGTCATCGGCTTGTACCCGCTTCGGTAGTTGCACAGCAGTTGCGGACTCTTGCCCATCTGCTGCGCTAATCGCATCCCGCTTGTCCCGCGCTTCCATGCGTTCGCTTTCAGTATGCTCATGGCTTGAGCGATTAGTTGTTGGCCCTCGGTTGTGATTTCCTTAGCCATTATGCCTTGTTGCTAATTGTGATTGACTCGGACGGGGAGAGGGGGGTGAATGCCGATTCATTAAACCCCTTGCCGTAAGATGCTATTATGCATCCTATACCATTTAGGTTTGTACCCTCCCCAGCCTTAAAAAACAAAACCACTTGCCCCTGCGCTGACTTTCCCAAATATGGGTAGGTTTTTTCACTCGTCCCACTTTCTTTCACTTCTACTGCCATTGCTTTGATTGTTTGGTTACGTGCTGCAATTATACACCGTTATCCCTTACGCCCGACAAGGCTGCAAAATTATTTTTCCCGCGTAGAGTTGGCGGGGCAGTCTGCGTTCGGGGCTGTGTTCGGGGTTGAGGTACTGAATAGCCGCCTCGTACTTCAACCGATACGCACGGTCGGCCTGCATTATACCAACGTGGGTCTTTGCCGCGTGTAGAACGGTCGCATGATGGCAGTTCACCACCCGTTCAATCTCGTGCAGTCGCATGGACGTTTCAAGCCATAGCATCGCCATTGCCTGTTTACGTGCGTCTGCGATGTGCCTGACCCGCCTATTGCCTTTGATTTCTTCAACGGTCACGTTGTTCGCCTTGGCAATCGCGGCTACTATCACTTCTGGGTTCTTCTCGAATTTCATTTGGTCAGCGTGTTAATGTCGATTGCCAAGCCTGAGTCGATGAGTCCAAACGTGTCGAAGTGCCATGATAGCAACTTACTTGCTATTGACATTGGGGCAAACCTCATTTTACCCTGTGCAGATGCCCAATCATCTTCAATAGCTTTAATAAAAGACCATTCGGCATCGCACTCCATTTCGTCAACCAACCTCTGCATTGGTTCAAACGTCTCCCCGTTGTGCGTAATCTCGCGGGTAAGGTCGGAGAGGGGGCGGAGGCACATCCTGTAATTCGCGAGTGTTGCCCCGTGTTTGGCTAACATTTGCACGTCAATAACGCACTTATGTCCTTCATCATGCCACCCGATTAAAGGTTTATGTGGCAGATACGCGCAAACAATTTCATCGGTCAGTTCTTTTTTCATCTGTCATCAGTTTAAGTAGTAGTTCAATGTAAGGCTGTCTATCATGCCCGATCATTGACGCGGCTATCCGAAGCGCGGTTTTGATGGTGGGGATGTCGTGGGGGTCAATCATTAGAACAGGGTGAGTTGTGCCGTGTAGCGGTCGAATCGTTTGCAGTGGTCGCGGAAGTAGTCATCATCGGTTTCCGTTCCGAGAAACGGCAGATTGTGCTTGTCGGCTGCAATGCGACTTGAACCGCTCCCAAGGTGGCTGTCGAATATCGTATCGTTAGGCTTGGCGTAGTTGTGGAATATCCAGTCGTATAGGGCGATGGGTTTTTGGCAAACATGGATTCGGTCGTTTTGATTAGGCCCACATTTGAAAATCCTTGTGCCGCCACTTCGCACCCATGCAAACTCGGCCTCCGCGAAATCTCGCCCGTACATCGTCTCGCCCTTGTCCCAAATCGCGAAGTATTGTGATGGTGGAAGTTCAAAGTAATTGCCCCCCCATATGATTTGATTTTCAGACACTTTGAAAACGGCATCAAAATAGTCCCGTGTTGGAGGTTGGTTATCCCAATTCTTTGTCTTATCGGGTTTAATCCTGCTGTTGCCACGTTGCATCTTAGCCGCGTCTATTCCAAAGGGCGGGTCAACACACGCAAGGCTGAACTCCTTCTCCCCCATCTGCGCCATCGCGTCCATGCAGTCCATGAGATACACCACGGACTTCACCCCGTGTTTGTTTACGTACTCGTGCTTGTCGCGGTATCCTGTCAGTTCAATCATTGCTCAATCATCATTACAAACGTGTTCATCAGTTCACTTGGCCGCGTGGTGGAGTAGTAAGTACGCTCAACTCTGCTGTATTCAATGTGAACGCCTATCCCGCGCAGATACGCTATGTCCTTTTCCACTTGGCTAAGGCTGCACTCCAACGCTTTGGCAAGGTGTTCGGCCTCCATGTCGTGAGTGCGTATCAATAGCAGTAATTTGTAAAGGCGTTGCAAGCGTGTCATTGCGCAAACATACACCGCTTTTCCGCTACGTGGTGCGGTCGTGTGAAAATAAATTCTGGAACTCCTCAAGCGAACGGATGAGAACGTACTCCGCCCCCGTTGCTTCGGCCACGGATTGCCACCACTTCTGCCGTTCGCCTTGCCGACCTATCTCCGTTTTCAATTCGATGCAAAGCGGAGGACGGTCGGACCGAAGTAGTATCATGTCACTCACTCCCGCCACCATTCCCATCGCCTTTAATCGGTTGCCGTCTATTGCGTTCTTCGGTGCGTTGTGAACCATGAACAAACGGCCACGCTCATCGGGTCGGGTGTTCCAGTGCCAAGTAAAGCAGTCCGACTGCAAACGGTTCTCTGATTGTTTCATTTCAGTACGTAGTTTTTGTATTCGCAGTCGTTCATTTCCTTTTCCTGTCTGTAACACCATCCCGAACTATGGCCCTTCATTCGCGCGTATTCGCGTATTGATTCCTTGCCGTGCGACCTTACCACCCTCCAAATGAACTTGGCCCCGTAAGTTTTTGACGCTTCCAATTCAATCAGTTCAATCAAAGATAGGTCGCCTATCCTCCTGCCTTGTAGCCCGAAAGGAACCTTTGGAGTGACCTGCACCATCTGACCGTTTGCTAGTGGCTTACTTTCAAACGGAAATTCATAATTGCAGTAGCGGCAAGTACGCGCAGACGCGAACACCAACGCGTTACAGGATGGGCATTCTTTGACTGGCGCGGGTTGTTCGCCCTTTTCCCGTGGCTTGCGTATCTTCCACGTTCTAGGCTCTGACCACATACCGTGTTGATCGTGGTTCATTCCGAAGTCTAGCACCGTGAATTGTGTTTTCACGTTCGGAATGACACGCGAACCACGTCCGCAGCATTGAAGCCAAAGTGGTAGGCTCTTAGTTGCGCGGTTCATTATTACCGTTTCAATGGTGGGCTCATCGTATCCAGTTGTAAGTATCCCGCAGTTATTCAATACTGGAAACAGACCTTGAGAGAATGCGCGTAGTATGCGCGTCCGTTCATCCTTTGGCGTGTTGCTTGTCACGCACTCCGAACGGATACCCGCAGCGTTGAACGCGGCTGTCATGTTCATGGTGTGGGCGATGTTCACGTTGAAAACGATTGCCTTTGTTCCGTCCGCTTTGGCGCGGTATTGCTCAATCACCCCGTCAAATAGCTTCTGACTATTGTAGTGACCGAATAGGCTTTCTTCCGTGTATTCGCCTCCTCTTGTTTGCAGGTCGCTCAAATCGTCCTGCATCTGGAACGCCCTGCACTCTGAAAGGTATCCCGCGTTCACTAGGTCGGGAATGTCGATGTTCTGAATGATGTCCGTGTAATACTTGTAGAAGTGTTTGCCAACGGGTGTTGCAGTTGCGCCTATTACCCTCGCATCTGGGAACAGGTCAAGAATGGCCGTGAAGTTGCCCTTGTGCGCTTCATCAATTACGATGAACTCTGGGAACATCATCGCGCCCTTTGCCACCCTACGCTTCACCGTCTCCACCATCCCAACGCTGACCAACGCATACGGGTCTATTGTGTAGTTCCCTTTGGCGTGTATCATCTGTGGCGTTACCCCGACACGGCCCATTGCTTTGAATGTCTGGTCAAAAAGTTCCAGCCTGTCAGTCAGCACTAGGGTACGCGTTCCCTTTTCCGCTGACCTTCTGACCATCTCAGAGAACACGACCGTCTTACCCGCTCCAGTGGGTAGGCATAGGACTATACGTTTGTTCTTGTTGGTGAACGATTGCCGCAGTTGCGCGATGGCCTCGGTCTGGTATGGGCGTAGTTCAATCATGGTTCAATGTTGGTTTCAGTGTAGTACATTTTGCGAACCTCGTCCCCGCTTCTAAAAGACTTCAAAGTGCAGTTAACCCTCAACACTTGTCCTATTTCCTTCAACGATGGCAGGTCTTCCATCTCATCAATAGTGTCCATCAAATGATTCTGCACATCTGTGGCCGTGAACCTTTGCCCCACGAACCTTTGATTAACCGCATCAATTACGAACGCGGTTGCCTTATGCATCCTGTCGCTGACCTCAACTTCAAAATGTTTGCCTATCATTTTTTTCAGCTTTGCCATATCAGCACATGACGCTTTTGATATGAACATCTCAAACTCATTCCTCAAATCCCTTTCATCAGTTCCCACGTTCGCTAGACGAACGGACTCAACCTCTTCGGCTGTCATCTGAAAGAACTCCCCGCCAACGCGCTTGGCCTTATACTTTTTGTGCAATTCTGATTCAAGGTCTTTAGCGTGTGCGGTTTCTATTACCGCTTCTATGTTTGCGCCCATAGGTGCGTACATCTTGAACATGGCAAATCTGCTAGCCACGCTTTCGCTGTTTGTAAACCCGATTTTAACGTAGGGGCTACCTACCTGTCTAAAAAAATACACGTAACCTTTCATCGCTTTTATTTTGTGTGGTTAGAAGATTGCCAAAGGTACTAACTACTTTACTTACCACAACGGCTATTGCCCGAAAACACTAAAAAAATGTGGTGTAGTAAGATGTAGTAGAATTTATTGGTAATAATGTAATAGGAATGAATGTGCATCGTGCAATGATGTCGTGATGGGTTTGCAGAATGCTAACGAAAGTATCCTACTACCGTGCTACACTAGAAGGGAACATCGTCCTCTTCCCTAGTGTTGGCGCGGCTTTCGTATGTAGTAGGATTGTTGTAGTCCATTTTCACCACCTCGTAAACCTTCACAGGAAACCCATTGATTCGCTTGCTCACTGGCTTTCCAAAGATTCGCTTCAACTCCATTCCGAAGCGTTTTGTACTCATCAGCTTTTGCTTCGTTCGCGTTTCTATTACGTCCTTCATGTCCGTACATGACAAGAATGTAGAGTAAGCCCCCGCGTGTGGCGGTGCGAAGTGCGCTAGTATCAGTTCCCTTTCAAACGGTGTGGTTTCAAACTCCACTCCCATCTCATCCAAAGCGGCAAGTTCCGACTTGTTAAGCTGCCACTCTTCACCGCTTTCATAGGCACGTACGCACTCCATGAACAACTCATCCTTATCAATGGCATTGTAAGCCTCATGGTCTATACTGATGACACGGACGGGCAGAATACGCGTGTTCCCTGTCGGGTCGTTAATGATGTCCTCTTCGTTTGAAGTTCCGCAAAGCACGGCCAAACGCTTGTAGTCCTCATTGTGCCGTCCGTAAGGTGCGCGAAGTGAGAACGTGCTTTTGCTTGTCAGTTCCTTGAAACGCTTTTCGTCCTGTTTTGACTTGCCTCCCATCTCATCATCCATTACCCATAACTTTTGGCACATGAGAATGTCATCGTCCTTTCCCGCGTCAAGTTTGCTTTCAGCGTAATACTTGCGAAGTGGTGACGGTGGCAACCTTCGGAACCATTCGGTCTTGCCCGTGTTCTGTCCTCCGACAAGCGTAAGAACGGAGCGCACGGGGTGGCCGTTAATTGCCGCTATCCACCCCAAGCACCACTTGCGAATGAACGTGTCGCTGTTCGGGCTGTCCGTCTTTATAGTTCGCGTCAACGCGTCTATGTGTCCGCTTCCGTTTCGGTAACGGTTTCGGTCTATGTATTCGTTGATCGGGTTGAACTCATGCGTAAAGTCCGAAAATATAACGCGGTCGATAAGGTCGAATGTGATGTCCTTAGTGTTGAACATGGAACGCGCCCGTAGGTAAATGGTATTCAACCGTTCCTTACTGACCTCCTGCCCGTTCTCTTCTAGCTTTTGGGTTATGCTGTTTCGTCTTATGGGGTGATTCTGTTTGATGAACTCCATAACCCCTTCAATGATGTTCTCTGGGTCAGCTGACACCTTTCGAATGTCGATGTCATCCCTTTGATATACTTCGTTCGCCAACGCTTGCGCCTGTTCCCGACCGATGCCCTCCATCTCAACAAGCTGCTGAACCACGCCCTCCACGTTGCGCCCTGCTTTCTTGCCTAGCGCGGCCACCTGAACGGCCCTGTGATTGGTGTTCGGTGCATGAATGCCTACCTGTTTAAGCATCCAGTAGAACGTGCCTACATTTATCTTTGAATGAGGCGCGGTCTTTAGGCACTCATTGTACTTGCGGTCAGCCTGAACGCTGTCGTATTTCGGAGACGGGCCACAAAGCATGTGAAACATCGCACGGCCCTCTTCCCCAAATCCTTTGGCAAGTGATAGCCCTAGCCTGAAATAGCTATCGTAATCGGGTGCAATGTCGTGGCCTTGCGAAGCGCACTCCGCGCACATTTCAGCGGCTACCGATTGTGGCAGAACAACGGGTATGGATTGAGGACGGGCTTTCTGCTCCGCTTTTACCCCCGACTTTTTAGACCGTTCGTTAATGAATAGGTCAGGGTCAAACGATACGAAACGCAGGGAGGCTACCGACTTCGGGGCTTCATCTACTGCAATCCCGTATGTGGTGAAGTAGTAATTTGAAAGCCAACGGTAACTCTCTTTGTGCTTGTCGGGATTGACCTTCACCACCACCACAACGCCCTTACCGCTTGCGGAGTAGAACAGGGCGTATGTGTACGGGTCTGCTAGTAGCTGCGATTTGTCATTGTAGCCGTCTATGTCAACGGCAATGTACCCGCTGTGTTCAATCAGTAGTTCGGCCTTTCGCTCTTTGAACACCCCCGCAATGGTAACGGATGGTATGTTCTTTTTGGCGTTATCCCTTGCGGTCTTATCGGCTATTGCGCGGATGGCCTTTATCTGGTCGCTCCACTTCCCGTACTTTACGGAGTTCAGAAAGTCCGAAATGGTGACTATCTCATCGCAGGTGTGAACCCGACCCTTTGAGGGTAGGCGATTGAATAAACTGATTTTGCTCATTGTAAAGCAATGGATGGAGGTGCATTGGGTGACGGCCAATGCCAACGGGAGCGGGGAGCCGCCTCAGACCGTTGCTTTACCTCCGTGATGAATGTCCATTGAATGCTCCCCTTTGTTTAATGCGTCCTTGTCATCGGGCGTTCTGCAAATATACGATTTACTTCCGACCCGTGGCGGGTTCGTGAATGTTGCCTGTGATTTCGGCCCAAGAAGATTCACCTTCCATTCCAACGGTTTCAACGTGTTCCCAATACCAACAGAATGAAGCGTCATCAGCGTTCCAAATAACTACGCCTCCGTCTGAATGCTTGTCACCCTCAAAAATCTTCACCCCGTTGCGGTCGTAAAGCCCCGTGAACTGGCCGACCGTGGAGGGGTTGACGGGTTGAATGTGGCCGTTATCTACTGCGATAAACGTGTCGGGGTTGCCCTGATGCGGTTGAAGTAAATCACCATACGCCCACCCTTTGCCGTCCGTGCGTAACCCTCGAAATTCAATCTGTCTCATTTGTCTGTTTGGTTAGTTGTTTGTGGAGGTGGTGGTAACGGCATCCAGTGGGTTACAAAGTCAAAATGTCCGCCAAGTTTGCAAATGGTTCTATCGGCAACATACCCATCGTTCATATTGTCCGTCACCATTAATGAACCTTTCCAAGTCTCACCATGTAAGTATGCTTGAGCAATATCGGTCGCGTAAAAAATTAGAACCTCAACGTCCCTTTCAGGCAAACTATCATTTACGCTTATCCATTCCATTCCCTCTGTGTTTTTGCCATCTCAGGCGTTAGAAAATACTCGCACACAGTCACGTTATCCCCCACGCTGTTGACCGTTCCCACCCTCCGTATCGTTATCCTCCACCCCTTCGCCTTTAGCCGTGCGATTACGGAGGGCAGCGCGGTGATGCCGTGAACAGTGAAAGCTGTGGAGGTGGTCAGCGTGTGTCCTTCGCGGAGTAGTTGCCCCACGCGGTCAATCGCGGGAACGGTGGGCGTGTAAGTGCAGGCGGTGGTGGTGCGTGTCCAGTGTCTCATTTCCTTTTCTGTTTAGTATTAGCTGTCCTCGGCCCTTCCTTACCATCATGCGGCACTTCCAACCACTCCCCCGCTTCCGTCCTGACTGACATCATCCAACGGCCCTGTGAGTCCTTGAATACCCCGTGTAGCCATCCGTGGGCTGTTAGTCTTAAACCTTGTTCCATCTAATTAGTAATTCCTTTTAAGATGTGGCAAATTGTGTCAACCTGCCAACCGTTGCCAAGCATTCTATATCTCTGCGTGTCACTAACTCCATAAGTATAATTGTCAGGAACACCCATGAGTCTTTCGCATTCAATAGGTGTCAACCTGCGAATGTTTGTCTTTCCTATTGGTGCAATTCCAGTAACATAGTTGTCAGTGTCGGCCCTGTGCATTTTGTGCATTGTTGCTGTCAATGGACGGGCTGTGTCCAAATCAATTTCAAGTTTTCCGCTTTGCCACCCACCAGTCCCCATGCTCATAATGTAGTCGCGCATCTTTTCGGTTACGTAGTATTTTGAATCTACATCTTTTTCAAGAATTGTTTTTATGCTTGGCTGCTTGGATTGACACATCCAATCAAAAGGAATGTTTGTCCAGTAAGTTCTATTCCTATACTGCATTGACACATTCTTAGAGTTAAAAGGTATTCCCGAAACTCCAAGTTCACTATCAATAACCTTAACATCTTCTTTTGATGCGCTACCAACATTTTCAAACAAGAACCATTGCGGATTTGTGTCATTCAATATTCTGACAAACTCCCAAAATAGCTTTGACTTTTCTCCGTTTATTCCCTTTTGATTAGTGTAAACATTGACATTGGACAAATCTTGGCATGGGCTTCCACCTAAAAGAACATCAATTCCTAATAACTGGTCTGTAATTATATGCTCCACACCTCCAATTTGCTCTGTTTTCGGGTAGTTCTTTTGCGTAATCTTAATTGAGTGAGCGTCAATTTCAGATGAAACGTATCTATCGTAAGGAATACCCAACTTATTTATGGCAATTTGACCGCAAGACATTCCATCAAACAAGGATAGGATATTCATTTAGTGTTTGGTTTTACTTGGTTAGTGTTATGTGTTCGGGTGCTGAATCTGCTTTTGTCATGGGTCAGTTGCTTGCCGATTATCCACGCTTTTGGATATGGTCGGCCAATGGTTTCAAAGTTCATAGGCAAAAGATGGTAGATTGCCTTGCTTTCTTATGCTCAAAATACTTTCACCATTGTAGCGCTTGTGAAACGCCCTTCTTGCGTCACCCTCGCTTTTCGCTTCAACGATTGAACCGTGAAACGTACCAGTTACAACGTACCTGTAAAGTGTTGGCTTTTTCATCGTGGAACACGGGCGTAAATCAAAACGTAAACCTCCATGAATGTGAGGCGTAAATCGTAGCGCGTACCGTAGGCGAACGGGCGATACTTTTCCGTTTCCATTCCCAACGTCCTCGCTATCATTCCAAGCGTCACGTTATCCACCTGCATTTCAAGCGTTGAAGGGCCTACGTTTGCCGCTGCGATAATCGCAAGGGCTACCTTAGCGGTCAGGTCGTGGCCGCTGTCGGTTAGGGATTGAAGTTCTGTGTGGGTCATGGGGTGTAATGTTTGTTTTGGTTAATTATCCCGAGTGACGAGCGTCATCACTCGGGCGCAAAAGACTTGCACTGGGACGCTGTTCATCGGGTATCGTTGCAAGTACCATTTCATCTTCAATGCTCTGCAAAAATAACGGGTCTGCCGAATTTAGTATTTCGTCAATTATTGCGCTTTCTACGCTTTTAGCCTTGCGAAATCTTTTCTTTACCATCTGCTATTTCTATTAAAGTTTCTCTCGTAATATCTTGGGTCGTTATCGGTGTCAATCTTTTTCTTCTTGCGTTTTGTTTTTGTCTTTGTCCTCTTGTAATTATGCCCAATCAAAACGTCCTTTCTTCTGTTTGACCACCATCCCGAGTCTCCAATCTCAGAGAGTAGTTGAGCCTCTGCCATAGCTATTTGCATCTGCCTAACAAGTGCCTCTATAAGCATAGGCTTAGGGTATCCCGTTGTTGCTTCCGTCTTTAATTCAACAAGCGCATCGGCTGCAATTTGCACCCGTTCATGCTTTGTCATGTGTTCGTACCTTTTCATCTAAGTATGCTTTGAATGCTCCGAGAATCTGCGATAATTGCGAGTCGTGTTCTATTCCAAGTTCCCAACACATATCATCTTCCAGCCTTGGAATCTCGTTAGAAATTCCCTCTTTGTTTTTCAGCAGAATATATCCACAACGCAATTGAAAGCCTTTGACCTCCATCAAAAGCTGTAACTCTTTTCTGTTAATTGCCTCCATTGAATACATCGTTAGATGATGATGTCCACGCACCCCATGAAACTGACTCCTGACCGTTTTTGAAATTCTGAATCTTTAAACGCTTTTTACCCAAACGCGTTTCTGCAAGGATTGTCTTTTCAGTTCTGCTCAGAACGGTAAGGTATGAATAACCGTAAGCACCGCAACCCTCGTAAGTGATTCCCTCTGTGAATTTTGAAGTAGCGTTCATGTTGTGTGTGTTTTTTTGACCCCACAAATATACACCTTATTTGATTCCCACAACACCCCACGAAAAATTATTTCACAACCCACTTTAACTCCCGAAGTAATATCCTAATTGTGTAAATAGCCCTCTTCCTATAAACAGGATTAAGGCTCTCTGCCGCTTTGATTTTGGACAATGATTCCTCCAATTTCGAAATCCTCCTGTTAATTGTTGATTCTTTTTTCATGGCGTGATGTTTTAAGTTCGGGGCAAACATACACCAAGAATAAACGCGAATCACAAAGGCCATAAAATAAATAAGAGAACCCCACCCGAATTAACGGGCAGGGTTCAATCCTGTTTGCCATCCATTGCGGCCCATGATTACACACGCCCGATGCAGACCGCGTTGACTATCAAGCTGGATGGCCCATTCACTCCCGTACAGGCGGACGGTAGTCCATACACGCACGGGCTAAGGTCTTATCTCGAAGGTATCGGGTCGGGCCTCTATGAACTCGACCGTGTGGAACTTGTTGACCCTATCCACCCCGTACAGGTTGTTGTGTTTGCCGATGGTCATCGGTTTGAGGATGTCACCCTTGCGGTAATCGGGCGTTTTGCGGAGTACGTGGACGGTTGCCATCAAAAAGGAATATCCGCATTTACGTCCTCAACCAATGGGCGTTGCGCGGCCACGGGTGCGGACTGTGCCTCCACTTTCCAACCCCTTACGCTTGGGTAATACTTGCCGTTGTATTCCCTCCCGCCAACATTCGTGTGAACGGTCACGGACTGCCCTACCCTTAGCCCGTTGAGTAGCGCGGTCTTATCCTTCGCGAACTCAATAGGCGTTAGGTTATCGTACTGCTGCCCGTTGTTGACCACTAAGAGTTGCTTAGTGAATCCGTTACTGCCCACCGTCTCAACGGGGCCGATGTGGTGAATTGTTCCTGTGATTGTCATTTGGTTTTCTTGATGAAGTTATTGATTAGGGTTGTAAGTTCTTCGATGCTGTCAAACGCCCAGCGGTCTGTTCTGATGGTGTAGAATTTGCCTCCACCTCCATCATGCGTTGATATTTCAATGTCCTGTCTCCCGAAGTCTGACGATTTACAGCAGTCATCTTCCTGTGAGTAGATGGCCGTTAGTTGTTCAAGTTCGGGCTTGTCCTTTGGCACTTTGATTGGGTCGCTTGCGAATATCATTTTTAGAAAGGTTGTTTTTGAAGTTGCTTACTGAAAGGACTGACTACCACATCATGCCATAGGTAGTATTTACGCCACCCGCAATCGCAAAGGTATTCGCGAACGATTGGCGGTGTCGGTTCAATGGTCACGGCTTGCGGCTTGTCACCGAACCAAGGCGACCACGGGAGTACGCAGGTGGTGAAGACGTAAATGTAGAGGTATTTCATGGCTTCGGGATTAGGTAGGAACAACTCCCGTCCTCATTAGGAACGAACAACGCCTGTGAAATCCAGTAAATAACCTTCGGCCTGTCTGCGCGCTTGCAGTTGGCTTTCATCGGGCAGTTGACGTTGGTGCAGAATGTGATGTCGTTGCTCATTTTATCTGAAGGTTCAAATGTTCTTCAATGCGATAATCGCCCACCGTCTGCCCCTCCTTAATAGCTGCACCAATAGCCGTTAGGTTCGGCTTTCGCTGCTCTGGCACGATGGTCAAGTAGGCATCGGGCAACTCATCGAACGACATTCCCACCACCCGCGTTGACTTGCGAAAGGATAGTTTCAGCGTGGGCGTTTTGACCTCGTGGATTCCGAATAGCTGCATGGCTTGGCTAATGGCCTGTTTCATCCTGTCGGCCTTTGTATGCTCCGATTTCTTCAACGCTTGCAGGCGCTTAATCTCCGCATCAATAGCGTCTATGTTCGCCTCCGCGTCTTTGATTATGTAACCGTACCCGACCGCCTTAACCTGCAATTCCTGTTCGGTAATGGCAAGTGCCGTCTCAAGTTCGGGCGTAAGTTCCCCCGTCTCCAAAGCGTCTGCAATGGCAAGGTAGTCGGATTCGATTTGGTAGAGTGGCTTTCTCATGGCTGTGGTGTCAGTTCGTTCTTACGTGCATCCTTCGCAGCCGTAACCGTTGGCAGCTTCTGTTCCGCCTGTGTGAGCGATTTCCACACGGCCGCAAGTTCGGGTAGTGTCTTGGCCGATTTGATGGCGGCAAGGGGCGCAACGTCTGATGCGGGTTTGGCCGCAATCTCGCTAAGTGATTGCGCTGGTCTGACAGGTGCAACGGTCGCAGGTGGAGGCGTTGGAATGTTATCGCTGTGCGTTGTGTCCGTGTCGTCAATAGTACCCGTTGGAACAAGGAACATATAAAGTAACAGGTTCTTGAGCGCGTAGGTTGTGGCTTTGCCAGCCCCCTTGTCTTGCGGATCTACTCCATGCCCATAACTTGCCAACTCAATGCTTTCACCGCTTTCGTGGAGTAAAAGGTACTTCGTAGTGACTTTGGTGAACACAGATTGATACCACTTCGTTTCTTTTGGAGTTGATTTGCTCCAAGGGTCTACGGCCTCCCAACGGTCAACCTGTGCCGATTCCTCAACGCCAATAGGCATAAGGCAAAGGCCATGCTTTTGCATCGCCCTACCTATTGCCAATTTAACATCTTTGTCACTAACGCCTTTATAGGTGTTCTGACCAGCGCCAACAGTCATGTTCTTCTCTACTCCTTTCACTTCGTCCATTACGGCAAGGACGGCCTTAGCTAATTGTTTCATGGTGTTATTGATTAAGGGTTAACGAGTTCTTTGATCTGCCTTTCCATGTCGGGAGTGATTGACATGTAAATCTCCAAGTCCCACTCAGCAACCACAACGCTGCAAATGGTGATGATGGTGCTGCCATTCGTGTCTCGGTCGCCTGAGCAATATTCGTAATCGCCCGAAACGATTAGACCGATGCCGCTAAGTTCGATGTGTTCTGTGAAGGTCATGGTGTGTGTTTTAAGCGGGTTTGATGTTATCGCCCCCGTGTTTTTTTACCAAAGGGGATTTTCACCGCGAAGAACCAATTTGAATCCCACCGATTGCATTGATGCAGCTGAGTAGAACCAACGCTTGTAATTAGCCTTGCCTTGGTTTGTCTTCATGTCCTTTCCGTACTTGTCCCAAAAAGCATTGTAGAATTTCTCAGCGTTGTAGCCGAAGCTGTTGCGGTTAGCGGGGTAAATCTCTTTTGTGGTAGTGTTTGCCCATACTGATGTTGCTACCTTTCCGTTTTTCAGAAGTTCAAATGTGCTTGTCATGATGTTTGTTTTATCGCCATCCACCGTTGGAAGACGGGGCAAATATACACCACTATTCCACACGCGCAACACAAATCGCAGTCCAACAAAAAATAAATTTTGCGGCCACGTTCGGGTATAGGTGCGATCGTCACGCCCCACCAACGGCAAGGCATACGCGGTTAACCTTGTCCAGTTTATTTGCTACTTCACTCCGACCGCCACCCCGATAATCACACCCTCCACCACGGCCACGGACGTAGCGACCCACGCCCAGACCGAACGTGCGCTGGTCTTACGCGCCTGACTGGTGACCGATTGAAATAGCTTATCGGCCCGATTCTTTTCCGCGTTAATGATTATACGAAGGTCAACCGCGTCAGCTTCGGCCTTAGTTCGCAACGCCTCGGACAGATGTAAAGCGGTCGCATAGTCCGCAAGCTGTGCGGAGTCGATGGCCGCCTGTTCGCGCAACCTTGCCTCGCTGTCCATGATAGCATGAACCGTGCGGACTTGGACGGGCGTAAGTGTGACCTGAGCGGAGGCGGTCAGGGTGCAGAAGGTGAGTATGGCTATTAGAACGGGCATGGCATGTCTGTGATGCGTTGCAGATTCGGCCTAAGTGCCATTGCCGATAACTCCCATTTCAAATCATAAGTAGTTGATATTGTGCGTCTCATCGTTGGGTCTTGTTGCGGAAATAAACGAGTTATAAGCCATTTTAGGACACCGACACGAAAACACGATGCTGACCTGCAACATTCTCTTTTGTGATTTCCCGAATTTCTTTAAGTTCAACAAGCCTATCTACACAAGCTAAGTGCAACCAACTATCGCCAGTTACTCCACTAATTGCGTTTTGCATCATTACTGCACCACTTTGTTTAAGTAGTTGTTGTACTTTGTCACGGATTTTTAAGAATGTTTCTTGTCCATCTTCCGTAAAGATTTTCGATTTTTCAGTTTGATAATTGTACATTGTTTTTAAATTTAATTGTTAAGCCAAACACGAATAAAAACGGCTTATAACAGTGGTTTGGCAAAATACCGCCACAAGCCTTTGTACTAAATTTCAACATTCTGCAAGGCGGTACTTCGCCAAGCCACCAAACGTTACTTCCCCCATCCGTTAATCCGTTCAATCAACTCCACCCCCGCCACGCTATCCCCCACGTTTGCCCGTTCCCGTGCGATTTGCGCCCACTTCTGTTTCACCGCGGCCCGTTGTGTAGGTCGTTCCGAGATACGCGATTCTGTGGCACGTAATGAGTCACGGACGAACCCCGCGCCTTCTTGCCTCAACCTAATGCGTTCCTCCGCTTGGATGGCCTCAACCGAAACAGGTTCGGGTATCGGGTCGTTAGCGGTCAGGATGGCGTAAGTGATGGCCGCGCTAATGACAGCGGTCAGGGCGTGGGTGAGGATGGTTGTTTGCGTGGGGGTCATTTGCTTAGTGCAATTATAGCGTCCTGCAAATGGGCATCGCTGCCATACGCTCCATTTAATGTACGCGCTTTCTGAATCAGGTCTATTGCCTTTTCAATGTTCTGAATACGCGCCTCCATTGCATCCCAATCATCCGTTGTGTGGCCCGTATCAAAGTGCATACCGCCTGCACGTCCGTACAGCTTACCCGTGTATTTCATAGCGTATCGCGTTAGTGTAGCGCAAACATACACCAAAGAACAACGCGCCCGACACGGCAACGAAAATTATTTACCACGGCATATTACTTGCCGCGACCACGCAAAGCCAAAGCAGACCGATGAGCAGACAGGCGGCTGCTATCAGATGGGGTGAAGGTGGGCGGTCGTTGATGCTCATGGTCTGACTATTCTAATCTTGTTGCCCAACGTGTGAGGACGGCAACTAATGTGCAGCCATGTCGGGGTGTCGCGTATGTCCTCAACTTCTGTGATACCGTGGCGCATGGCCTCGGCTTCATTAGCCAATACGTAAGCGTACATCTTCTGAACGGTGACACCTTGCGCCTTTGGTTTCAAATCGTAAGCCTGTCCGTTCTTGTGGGCTGACTTGGGTGAACCCGTTGGCGTGTCCTTGCGCCTCAACCCCGACTCTTTGAACCGTCCCCCGTTGATATGGATAGGCCCGAAGATGCCACGCAACCAGTCCAAAGCGGGAAACAAACGGGGGTCAAGTAGTCCCCACGTTGCATCTTCTCCACGTTCTGCAATGATGGACGGGTCGGCCAGTTCGTGGATGGTGAAGTGCGCAGGGCGTTTCATGCGGCTAAAATAAGAAAAACCCGCAAGGCGGCAGGGACATCCCTACCCCATCCTTGCGGGTCACGTTGATACGGCACAACGTGCAAGGCTTCTGTAAGTCCCAATCCAAAGGAAAAGGAACGGGGCAAAGATAAAGAAACCCGCCCACCTGTGAAAGTGAGCGGGTAAATGCCCGAAGCGTTTTAGGCGTTCGGAACGGATGGGCGAAGATAGGTATTGCTTTGGAATTACGGCTCAACCCCATCCTGTGAAAACATCGGCTCGCCACTTTCGCGCAAAGGTGGAAAGTGACGGAGACAACGCTTCACCCTTGCCTTAGTTTCGGCAACGGTCTTCGGCCGCGTTGACGGGTGCAGCAAATCAAACAGCAATTCCCGCGTATAGATGAGTGACTGATGCTGTTCGTGGCGTAGGCTCATATTCCGTGGGTCATTCCGAAGTTAAAAGCGGGTTCAATCCATGCAAGGGCGTGACTTATCCATTGTTCCGATTCACCCCGACTCCGTGCGACCTGCGCGAAGTGTTGCCGCCACTCATCACGGGGCATGGTCTTGAATAGCGGCCAAAGGTCACGGGCGAATGTAACGGCCTCTGTTCTGCTCATCTCACCTTGCCGTTAATAATGGTGTGATTGTGTACGGTGAAGTCTCCATCGGGTTCGCGCTCAACATAGGCAAAGCCACGGTTCCATTTGTTGATTGGCATATAGGTCGGGTGCAGTTCGCAGAGGCAACCAGTAGACCACGTGTTGATCACTTTGCCGTTCATGGTCGGCTCTGCGTGGCTGCTTGTTTGGTGGTGGTGTCCAATGATGCAATTTTCCTTTGCTCTCATGTACGCGCCACGGGCAGGGTTCACAGGCGAAAAGACAGACCGCCCGAACTCGTGACCGTGCATGATGTTGAGGCGGCCAAAATGGACTATCCTCATGTCGTCGATTAACTCAATTCCAAGTTCGCCAAACTTCAAAAGAACGTCTAACCTAAACTCTGACACGTCCAATAATTCAGGGGCCTTAATTCGCAGATAGCGTTCATACCGTTCGCAATGGTTGCCAAGTTTGTAGTAAATCGGCACGCCATCAAACTCTTTTCGCAGAACCCTTAGGAATTGCCGCCCCATCTCCAACTCCTCGGAGAAACGTCTTTTGCGCGGGTCTTTCTCAAAGGAACTTAGCCCGTAAAAGTCAAGGATGTCACCGTTCAGCATGATACCGTTAACGCCTTTGTCCTTGCCGTATTGCAGCGCAAGCGTGACCGCTTCAATGTTGTGGTATGGTATGTGAACATCGGATAGCACCAATAGCCGCGTTACCGATGGGGGGATTACGTAAGGCTCCCACTCAGGCTCATCGGAGTCGGGCAGGTGAAACGGGTTCGGGATACCCATCGCGTTAGCGTGTTGAGCGGGTTCGGGGCGTTCAGCTATGCCACGCCTACCCCGCGCAGCATTGCCTATTGTCCCGCGATAATAGCGAACGGAAGAACGGGCGTTGTCTAAGGTTGTAAATAGTTCGGGGAACTCTGCAAGTAATTTCTTGGCGATGGTCATTGAGGGGAGTGATGGGAACTTAGCCATCATTTCCTCTACCGCCTTACCAGTAACCTGTTGGGGAAGTCCTTTCATGTCGGCTAAATTATACATTAACAACGGATTAGCGACATTGTGAATGAATTACCATTCACGCTGCGAAATTAGACACAAAAAGAAACCCTCCACCAATTAAGGCAGAGGGTTTACAATCTGTGCCGATTAGGGCTATTAAATCCTTTTCATGGCGTTGGATTTTTAATGTTAGCGGATGTGTCTGTTTATTTTACCCGTTACATAGGACTGCAAATATAGGGTACAAATCAATTCAACAACCGATAACGGTAATTTAGAATGATTCTAAATCACCGCCCCTGCCCACGGTACGCTTTGAACCCTTTGCCGCGATACTTGCGATGCCTCCCGTTCTTGCGTTTGGGCTTAGGTTTAAACTTGACCACGGTCTGTTTGCTTGCCATCTATGCCTTGCATTTAGCATTGTTCAACTCGATGCGCATGGCCGTCAGCGCGTCCGTGTTCTTCTCGATAACCTGCGAGAACTTCTCAACGTGGCGGTCGTTCGTCTGCGCCCACTCGGCCCGTTCTTGCCGATGGATGTCAGTCAGCTTGTTCAAATAGTAAACAAGGACGGCAAGGAATATCCCTGCTATCCCATACTGCGCTAATGCTTCAAGGATTGATTCCATTGCTAAGGTGCTGTTATTGCGCTGAGAATACTTGGAAGTTGCAGGTCACGTTGGGCTGTTGCAAGTGCCTGTGCAAATGCAGCATCCCACGGCTCCATTGTTCCTTCAAACTCACTCGATGGGCCGTAAACCGTACCGTCCTCTACTTTGGATTCGAGGGGGTAGCCTGTCAGCAGTCCAGCGGTGTATAAGTAATTATCAATGCCAACAACCTCTGTTTCTGTGACAATTTCAACATCGCTGAAAGGCGGTATCATCCACTTTGTTATACCGCCAAGCGAATTGACTACATCACAAAATATCACACCATTAGTTATTACTAATCGAGCAACATTGAATGGAACGGCACTCCCAATAGTATTGCAAATACCATCAAGATAAACGTTACTTGTTGTGCTTCCTACTACAACTGCTGTACTTACGTTACCATATACGATTCCGATTATATTAAGAACATTGTTCAGTCCTCCGAGCGATATTGCGGCTTTAATGACAAAAGCACTAAAAGCACTGCCTTGAACTAACCCCGTAACATTTACAGTCACTTGATTCTGGCTGGAAAATATACCGTGATTGAAACCTGTTCCTGTGTTCTGACCGCCTCCTATTATGCTTCCCGTAACATCCACAACAACATTGGGTGCGTTTATTGAGATACCATGATTTATACTTGCACCCGATGTAGTTCCTGTCAGTGCGCCTCCAATAACATCCCCTATCACAGTCAGAGTAGATTGCGTAGATATTACCATAGCCGTGCCGTTAAATGTTTCGGCTGGATTTCCCACAACATCCCCTGTAATAACTACATTTATCCCGACTCCATTAAGCGTACATAACGCACTGTTGTTACGACACAATAAATCTGCGGTAACATTAACACTGGTAGATATTACATAAGACCCACCAGCTGCGGCAGGTGCGCTTGCGTTGTTGGTCAGTATAGTAACGTTAATGTTCTGATCTATGGTCACAATAAACCCATTGGGCCTCACCGTATCCCCTGCCTGCGGCAATGTGCCGCCATCCCACGTTGCCGTGTTTGACCAGTTACCTGTTGCTACTGCGTATCGGTTAGCCATCAGTCCTGATTCTTAGTGATGAACTCCTGAGCGGCCACCATTGCAGCCTCAACAGATGCAAGGCCCGTCAACGTCTTGCTGTCAATAGTGACCTGCTGCCCTTCCTCATCTATGCCGAAACATCTGAAAACCGCCACGTAGCCATTAGCCTGTGAGTTTATCACTATGCTGAATTTCTTTTCCATGATTTCTATTTTATGAGTAAGGCAAAGTTAGGTAATCATCCCACGGGCCAAATGCTTCAGTCTCGGTCACAAGGCCCGTCACGGGGTCTGTGATGCCGCGCTTGATTGTGATAGGCGTTTGGTCGGTTGTTCCGACTGAACCCCATCCAACCCACACCGTGAACGTGCTCGAGTCGTATGCGCTTCGTACGGCAATGACTGGCCCTGTAACCTCCCAAGTCTGCGTGCCAGCGTTCCAAGTCCCCGAAGGATTCCCGTCCAACTCAACCGCGATGGGTAGGCTGTCCTCCGCCACAATGTCCCCGACCTGAGTGCCGTTGATAGTTACCGTGCTATTGCCTATCACCCATTCGCCCGATTGTTCTGAGCCAACGGGGTTGCTGCCACCGTTGACCACGGGCAGATCAGTAGGCTCACCGCTTGGGGCATCGGCAAACTGAGTGCCGTTGATTAGAATGGTCGCATCGGGGGCCGTGATGCCAGACTCCTCATTTGACGGAATAGAACCACTCTCAAGTAAAGTCCCTTCCGTATTGTAAAGTTCGTAGTCAGCATCACCAAAACCTATCTCGATGTCAACGGTGTCGGACGTGACCGTAAGCCCGTTGGTCAGCGATAGCGTGTAAGTGATGTCTGCCGTTATCGTCACCGTGGCAGTACCTATCGGCTCAACAATTCCAACGCCAGACAGGAACAATTCACCTACGCCCGATGTGACCCATGCAAGTATCACTTGCGTCCCAGATGTAAGCACGTTATAGGCCGATGAGTACAACTCAACAGAGGGTGCAGGGCCGCTTGTCGTTTGGTCGTCAAAAGTGATTTCGGTTATCAGCGGTGTCACATCCACGTCAGGGCCACCGACCGATATGGTCTGCGTCTTTAGCCTGAGCGAATACATGTGAACGCTGCCCTCATACTCCGCAGGGGCTATCGAACCGAAGTCAACGCCAGATAACGGAAGACGGCAGTTGTCAGGTGCGAACCCTATCAACAGGCCACGACACAACTCACACAGGTCGTAAATACCACCTAACGCCCGAAGCGTCCTTGCCCTCAGTATGATGTCAACATAAACGTCCTCTTCCTGAACAACGGCAGGCGGGGTCGACCTATGCTCCCCATACTTCGCCATCGTGACCTGCACCGTCACCCTGCCCTTGTGACCGACCCCTATGTTGTCAGATTCACGGTCAGGCATCGCCTCCACCTGATACCCAGCAGTTACAAGCGGGGCAAGGCGGGCAACAATATCATTCTCTATTGACGTGTAGTTCACGATGTAACCTCTTCAAGTCTTGCGCGGTAGTTGCGTCCGTCAAATTTACGGTCAACGTGCCGAACATAGAACGTCCTGTCATTGATGGTCACATACTCTTCGGAGTTCTCCCTTACGGCCTCAAACAGCCCAACAAAGAAGCCGTCCCAATACTCCATAAAAAAAGTACGGGGATTATAGCTATCCCCGTACTCTCCTAATTTCTCGGCCATCGTAGGCTCTGCGAACAGAACCCGCGCTGATTGCTGCGTTACACTACCGTCAGGAGTCCAAGTGGCATCGTAGCCCATTGTACGCTCCACGGTGTTGAACACCCTGTCCGCCAAACCATCGAACGGGTTCGGCATGGCTCATCACTTGTTAAGGATGACAGGAACAACGGTGTCAGCAGATTCGGCAGCGGCAGCGGCAACACCTGCTTTCACAAGCGTCCCCCAAGGCGAACCGCCTGATGTTGCGGTGGTCACATCCCCATCGAGGAAGTAAACAGCAGCACCTTGAGCGATTGCACCTACAACCTTCGGAACCGAATAGACACCTTCAACGGCAAGGGCGATAACATCGTCCTCAACTCCCGTTGACGCGCAAACGCCTACGATGGATTCAACCAGTACGAGGTCGCCACTTGTAACACCGCCACTTGGGACGATGTAGTTAAGGACTTTGCCTTCTTGAACGTAATTTGTCATTGTTCGTCAGTATTAGGTGTGAGCGTTTTTGAACAGGCCACGGTGGTCGATTGCCTTGGCAGCGAAGAACAGACGCGCCTTGATTTCGATACCGTCAACATCGAACCCTTCGCGCTGCTCCGTGTAAAGGCCATTTTCGCCCTCAAGGAATGCGTACTCGATGGTGTCGATTGCAGCGGGGTCAGCGGCAGCGAACCAGTTCTTGGTCGTGATGCGAGGCTCAACAATAACCTGCATCGAACCTTGGTAGATGTTCTGATTCGATACGGTGTCAGCCAATGCGAGGTTGTTCATGAACTTCAACGCAGTAGCGCGGTTCTGCGGCCCTACGATGAGGAAACGTGGCTCAACATTGATGTAGTCACCGTCAAGACCCACCTGCTGACCCATCAGCTTGTAGAGTTCTTCAAGAGTGGTGTCGCTGATTGCGCCAGCAGTTCCAAGGTTGGCATGCTGCGAAGAGAACAGGGCAAAACCATCGTTCATCAAAGGCGCACCAGTCAGGATACCGTAAACGATATTGGACTGCACGTTGCGCGCCTTGTTTGCGATTGCCTGCGGAAGACGGTCGAACGCGCTCAGGTCGTCATTCAACATCGCCTCCAATGTCAGGCCGATTTTGTGACCGTACTTGGCGAGGCTGTAAGTCTCCTTGTCCTCGGTAACGGTTGTAGCAGCGTACTCACCACCTTCGGGGATTGCGTTCATGTTGGTCAGCAGACCCGACAGCTTTGCAACCGTCTTAGGGCGCATGTCGCTGATGGTAGTCCTGCGGCAGAACGGCTCAAAGGTCGGAGCCTGCAAGCTGTAAGCAGCCTGCAACTGACGATTGATAGTGTTTCCGAGGATGATAGGGAAGTCGCTGATTGTGTGCTGCATACGTGTGTTGAACGTAGCTGCTGACAGAACCTCACGCTTGCTCATTCCCTTCGTTGAAGCACCTGAACGCTCAAGGCATTCTTTGGCAAGGTCAACAAAGTTCATTCCGCGAAGCTGATCGCCTCCGTTCTTCACCTCTGCTTTCGGATTCACGCGGAGAACCACGGACTCCTCGGCAGCAGCACGGAACTTGTCGCGCTCATCTGCACGGACGGCAGGCTGATTGCCAGTAACGTGTTTCGCTGGGTCTTGCGCCTCAAAACGCTCCATGACGATAGCACGGGCCGCGTCAACGGTCTTGCCATTGTCAATGAGTTCGGTCACGGTCGCATCGTCCATCTTGAACTTGCGGCACATGTCCGTAATAGCCTTGATGCGTGAACGCTCTTCTGCGGCCACGGCTTTAGGGTCAATCTGCGGAACAACAGGCTCGTTGGTCACAGGCTCGGTTACAGGATTCTCCATTTGTCGGTTGTTTTCTGCTTGATGCGGTTGCAAAGTTAATTCAATTACCGTTACGTTGTTCACTTCTCCCGAATTATTCCGAACTCTTGCATCGGGGTCGGCCTGAATCGGGGCAAGGCTTATCTCGTAAGGCTCCCAATCAATAGCACGTAGCTTAGGAAGTTCGCCCTCTGCGGACGTTTGCTTCTCGTACTTGTAAACGCGGTATCCGAAGGAAACGCCTGTGAGAATGCCGTCTTTCACCTTGCGGAAAGCCTCAGCACCGTCCTCGCCCTTGTCAAAGCGGATGGTAGCGTAACCTTTGCCTCCTTCTGACCAAGCGCGCTCAACAACGCCTATGACATCGGAAGTTCCTTTGTGAGATGAATGATTGTCAAGCAGTGGTGCGCCATTCTGCAAACGCGACCAACGGATGTGACCTTCATCGAACGACATTGACTCCATGAAGTCACCGATGTCCCAATTCCACATACGGACGGGGGCATCAGTTCCGAACACAACGTCAACCGTCATGTTCTCCTCATTCACCGTTGACGGCATCATGGCCGCACGGGTGGATAGCATCGGTAGTGTCCTCTGTTCGCTCATGGCTGCAAAGTTAGCGATTATTTCCTATCAACATCATCATCCGCACCTTCGCCCGTATCGGTAGGCCGTCCGCGCCCATCCTCCTCTTCCTGCTTGCCCTGTCTTGGGTCGCTGTCAAGGATGATACCCTTAGCGTCAAGTATGGCGTTGGTCGATTGAATCTCATCGAACACCTGCTCAGGGTCGTAACCCTGTTCACGGATAGCTTCGGGCAATGTGATTAGTCCGTTTCGCACGGCCATCATTATACCCTTCACCTCCTTGGATGGGTCTATCATTTCCCTGCGCGGTGGTGTCCATTGGAATGTTGACTTTCCGCTTATGCCCAACGCAAGGTCAGCGGCCTCTTTGAACCAGTCCGCTATACGGTCGCAGAATTGCGGAACAAGGACGTTCCATTGCCAATCCTCGATGTTGCGGTGATGTTCAATCCACCCCATCCTTCCCGATGAGAAGTTGACGTTTGAAAGGTCGCCTGTAAGGTTCTCGTAGGTAGTGCCGAACCCTGCCGCCACTCCCTGCATGATGGTACGGCTGAACTCACCGAAGTTCTCAACGGTCGGAGGCGTACCGAACTCTATGCTTTCGCCAGCGTTCAGGACGTTGATCATTCCTGGCTCAATGCGCTCAAAATCAGCACGTTTCGCCTCTGTGTCGGCAATGTTGTCGGCTGCATTCGATGTGATGTTCACGGTATAACAGGCCGCTATCTTCTGCCTCACCACCTGCGCATCGTTGTACTCATCCATGTCACGTACACGTAGGAACGCGGACACACCGAACGGAACTCCAAGCTGTTGACTTGGGCGAAGAACCTCGTAAACGTGAATCACATCGTCAGCAGGGACAAGGCGCGAAACTGCGCGGCCCAAAGTGATGACATCGTTCGGGTGATGGTCGAACATCCAATACCCGACACGCTTGCCGCGTTGGTTGTACCGTATGCCCATGAAGTCGTATTCACCGCCCTCCGTGATTATGTTGCTGTGCTTTGTGCTGTCAAGGTAGTCTATCTCAACGACCTGCAATTCAATCGGGATACGCTTTGACCTGTTGCGCCTGCGTATGATGAGCGCGTCACCGCTCTCTATCATGGCCCTCATGACAAGTTTCTGAATCCCGTAAAGGTTCATCCTGTCCTGATAGTCGCAGGTCGTCTTGTCGGCCCACTCTATCCATTCAGCGTATAGGCGTGTCTTGGCCTGCCCCGTTATCTTCGCCCGTATGCCAGTCCCTACCACGTTGTTCGATATGGACTGAACAGCCCTCTTAACGTATGGGTTGTTGCGGCAAAGTTCACGGCTGCGGTCACGTAGGGTTGATGCTGCACGGTATATCTCAGCGTTCTGACTTGTGCCTGTTGCCGTCCATCCGCTTGTTCTACGCCCCTTCTTTGCAGCGTCATAGCCACGAATGAGTTGCACATGCTTACGCGCCCGTTCCCGTTCAAGGGCAAGCTGCGGTGACAGGAACTCTATCAGTCGTTCAAATCCGTTCATAGACCTTTGGAATGGTAAGCAAAGAACTTGCGCGGGCTACCCGACCCACCGACAGCGGACATGATTTCTGACCGCGCCCTAAGCATCTGTTCAATGGTCTGATAAGTAACTGACTTGTCCCCGTACTGAACGTGACGGGTTCCCGAAGCGATTGCCGCTTCAAGTGTCGCAAGGTCTGTCTGTGTCCAAGTTGTCGGCATGGGTGCAAAGTTAGGTAATTATCGGTCGCCCCAAAAGTCGCTTTTGCGCTTCACTTGTTTCGGCTTTGCGGCTTGCGGCTCATCCTTGCCCTTCACTATCTTTCGGTAATTGCCGACCAACTTATCCCAATGCTGCTCATTGAACCTGTCCATCCCCGCAACGGTAGCGGCTGCACGGGCGTAAACACGGCAGTCAAGGGGTTCATTCCTTGCGTACCGTTTGACCCATTCGTACTTGCGATAGCCTTTGACGATTCTGAACTCAAGCTGTTCCGCTGTGATGCCTTTGAAGTATTCGGGTGCGTACTCAGGAAAGTGGCAGTAGTTCGGAGGGAACGCGCCGTCCTCGTTCGGGTTGTGCCGTAAGTTGGCGTAAACCTCTGACTTGACAATGGACGAACCGACCGTCCACAATTTGATTGACCCCGTTGCCTTACCGTGCATAGCAATGTCAACGCTTCTTGGCGCGGATACCACCGTCCTCTGTGCATCAGAACCCTTGATCGGAATGACGCGGGTTGAATCGTGTCTGCGGCAGAAGTCGTAAACGTGCTGGGTATTAAAACCGCTATCCACCGCCATCAGCATCATCGGTAGTTCAACCCCGTCAGGGCGCAACCATGTCTCATAGACCACCTTGGAAAGTTCGTCCCATACCTGACGCTCGGAGGTGTCACCGTGAATAACGCGGTAGTCGATGGAATACGTTGACCTGTCCCTGCACCATCCAACGACCTCGTATTCAATCCTGTCCTTCTGAACGTCAGCCCCTACCGTTATCAGGTGAACGTCATTGTTCGGTTGGTTCATCGGGTACTTCTCCCGCCTATTGAAGATGTTCTCCCACTCAGGCGCGTCACCCCGTTCCTCCCACGGTTCGCCAAGCACGGTGTTGACAAAGGTTCGGAACAGAATAGGGTCGTCCTTCTCGGACAGGAACTTGGTCGCTATCTCGGTCCACGACATCCACCCTAACGGGGAATATAGTGAGTTGATTAGATACCCCGCCTTGTATGGGCTTACGTTGTCAGGCTCGGACGGAACCCATTTGCCCTCGTTCAGCATCACGGTCTTGCTGCGCTCCTCTATCAGTTCATCGCAATGTTCGCATAGGTAGGCCGCTTTGTGCGGTTCGCCCTTGGGCCATTTCAGGTTGTCGAACTTCAACGTCTGGAACGTGCCGCAATGGGGGCATGGCACATGTAGATACCGCTTGTCCGTCCCCTCCAATGCGTGTTGTATCGCAGACCTTCCCGCAACGGTCGGAGTTGACAGCTTGAACACCTTCTTGTTTCGGCTGAACGTGGTTGTACGGGCCTCGGCAAGTTTAATCGGTGAACCTTCGCCCTCGATATTCAAAGGGTATGCGTCAACCTCGTCAAGGATAAGTACGCGGATAGGCTGCGACCGAAGCCCCGCTGCGGAGTTGGCCCCCGTCAACGTCAACGCACCGCCAGCGTAGAACTTCTCCAATAAGGATGAAGAACCTTCGCGCCTGTTCATCTGCGCCACCTTTCGGTTCAGCGTCTCGCATTCCTGTATCATGTGCTGCACCCGTTTCTTTGACAGACCCTTCGCCATGTCAACGGTAGGCATCACGTACATGATGGGGCAAGGTTCGATGTCAATGTAAGCCCCCACGCAGTTAAGCGCGGCCTCCGTTCCCGCGATCTGAACACCTTTCATCAGCACAACCTCCCTGCATGGGTCGGTCGGTGACAGCTTATCGAATATCTCGTACATGTACGGAACGCGGGAAGTACGCCAACGCCCCGCCTCTGCGGAAGATACGGACGACAGCATACGGTAACGGTCGGCCCATTCCCACACCTTTAGTTGCGGTGTCGGCCTTAGCCCTTCAAGAAAGGAACGTATAAGGGAAACCTCAGACATCTACGGTGATTACCCTGACCGTGTGAATGTGCGGCAACAGCGTTTCGGACACAATGGAGTAGTCCAATGTGTTCAGCCCGTCCTTTTTGTAATCGTATCCGCTGCGCAGGTATTCGCAGTTCGCCTTGTGCGTGTTCCTTGCGTTCGGGTCAACAAGCGCGTGTTCATGTGTGAGTGAGGTGAAACGCCCTTTTCGGTGTTCAATCTTCAACCCCGTACCCTCGCAGCGCAACAGCATGTCATCGTCCTCCGCGCCCCATCCCCAATAGTTGTTGCTGTACCCGTTCGCCATGTAGAACGCCTTGGATGAGTAGATGTTCACTCCACCAAAATAGCGGTTGTATGGCATCGCATAGTTAAATTGACTTGCCGCTCCCGCAAGGTGAACAATATCGCCCTCCGTGTAGTCCACGTTCTCAGGTATCATGTCCACGTCATGCGTGATGATGTGCCTTGCCCCGTCACCGAACGCTATGTGCGCACCGATGTTCAGTAGCTTCCCACGGTTGAACGGTTTGCCAGCCACCTGTTCAACTACAATCAGCGGGTGTTTCGCTTGCGGAATGAACTCCTTCAAATGGGCAGCGCGGTTTCGGAACGGAATGATGATAGGGGTGTTCATGCCTTTCTCATGTTAGCTTCGTGATACAATGCAAGCGTTCTTGACCTGTGACCTGAATCGGTGTCGAACAGACGGGAGTACCAAGCGTGATACCCGAACTCCTTGCCGTTGAATGTGAGGATGGTGGATATTCCGTCAGCGTGGGGCTTCGGCTCGATGAACAGCGTCTTGCCGTTTCCGTGCATCCAATTAAAGATACCGTTGAACGGCTCCTGCATCCAAGGCAGGGGATTCTTTACGAACGGGGGCATGTCATTATGCCACTCCACGTTGTACCCCATGTGCCGAACAAGACCCCAATTCGGAATGCCATCGGCCAATAGTTCGGAAGAACGGAACACGTTGAAGAACGGATTGCACACGACCCATGAGGCATTGTGCCGACCACGCATCACTCCGCTGTCAGGGAATCCACAATGCGTGTAACCGTGTTCAACCATGTAGGCCGCAAGTTCCTCCACAACGGCCCAATCGAAGATGAAGCAGTCCAAGTCCACGTTGACAGCCACATCGTCATTCTGTTCAAGGACGTGAGCAATGTAGTCGGCTGCCTGTTCCCAATAGTTGAACGTGTCGCATTTGGTAACGGGCAAGGGAATGAACCCCTGCATCATGTCGAACAACTCCTCGTTGTTGTGCCGTGTGTAAACCTTCATCCCTTGCGCTCAAAAACGTAGATGGACTTCTTGAACCACCATAGTTCAGCCCCAGCGATTGCGCGAAGTTGGCTACTAAGATGGGTGTTCAACGTGAAGCCCTCCTTTTCAATACGTGGGATAACGTAGTCAGAATCCTGTTCGTTGACGTGACCGCAACCGCCCTGCCCCTTCAAGGCCCATGACAGAATCAACTTGCCAGTGCAGTTCTCCGTAATGTTCTTGATGAACACGTCCTCAAACTCAGCAGGGATGTGTTCGGCCACTTCAAGGCAAAGAACCGTTCCCTTTGGCCTGTCACCTAACGGCTTGGATAAGTCGGCCTGAATGATGTTATCGAACGCGGCAAGGTCTTTCAAGGGCGTACCCTCGTAGCCCGTGCATCGGAATCCTTTGCCCGAAAGCCAAGTCAGGTACTCACCTTTGCCACACCCGTAGTCGATGACGTGACGGTTGGCAGGTAGGACTTTCACCAATTCAGCGGCAAGCAGCCGTGATGTCTTGTGTTCCACCTGCGCCTGTTCGTAGGTGAAGATTCCCGTTGTTGCTTCGGGAATCGTTGTTGCATTCTTACGTGGTCTTGGCATTAGCTTCTTATCCCTCTGTTATCCCCGATGTGTTTCACGTACCCTTCGCCTCGGAGTATGGCCGCACGGTAGTTGTTCTTCATGTACCATTCCCCGATCTTCGCCTCACTTTCCCAAGGCCGTGTAGGGATGAATGTCGCAAGTGATGAGTACCCGCCATGCAATACCCATTCGCGCTTCTTACGCAATGACGGGTTGAATGTGAACCCGTGCCAAATCCCAGCGTGTCGGGCCTTTACAAGCGACCACGTACCCCCGAACACTTGCGTTTCAATCGGGTGTCCGTTCGTGTCGTTCTCGGCCCGTATCCATACGCAGCAGATGTTGTTACCCGCGAGACGCATTACGGACACGGACGATTCAATGAACCCGCCACGGTAGAACTCCCAATCCTCCTCCAAATGGAAGATGTAAGGCGTGGTGACTTCGGCATAGGCCGCGTCAATAGACCGTATCTGACCTATGCGTTCGGGGTTATATCTGAACGTGACGGACGGGAACAAGGCTTTGAGATGGTCGTTGCATCCGATGACACCGCTATCGTCCTGAACTATGAACCCTGCAAGGGGGTAGGTGTTGAATGCAAAGAACGAACTAAGCGTCCTTTCCAACAGGTCGGGCCTGTTGAAACTTGTGCAGACGGCTGTTACATCGCTCATAAAGAAAAGTTTTCGCACTTTTGACTGCTGCAAACATAGGCAACAAAACCGAAACCGAACATTGGAATGAAGATTTTCTGCATCACGGGCATGAGAGGCGCGGGTGACGCTATTGACACGTTCACCGCACAAAGCATACCGTTCGAGTTCCGTCAGGTAGCGGCCAACTATTCCAAGCCTGCCAGACACGGTATAAAACTTGCCCACGCGGAGGCTCTTGCACTTTGCAGAATGAAGAAGGGCGACATCATCTGCGAGGACGATGTTCTACTGACCGCCCCGAACGCGCTTTCTCACTTCATGGACGCAAGGGCAGACGCGATAAGTAGAGGTTATGACATCATCCTTGGCGGGTGTCACCATTGCAACATCATTGCCGATGAGGACAGTCCGTTCATCCGTGGGGTAGCACAAGTTAGCGGTATGCACCTCTACTCCGTGCTTTCCGACCGCGTTGACTTCATGCAATGCCCGATGAATGAACACATCGACAACTGGATAGGAAGGACGTACAAGGTGGCCGTTGCATGGCCCATGATGGCACTTCAACGCGCTGGATGGTCGGAGCATCATTGCAAGGTCGTAGATTACCGCAAGGACTTCGACCGCTATCCCGTACTTTTGTAGAATGTACGGTCAGCTTGGCGATATAATCTTTGAAGGGCTTTATGGCCCTGAATCCTTTGAACGGAAGGATAGCATTTCCGTGCCGCTTCATGGTCGCATCGGAAGACGGCCAAAGATTCAGTTCACGGGGATTGACCTTGCCACCGTTCAGATAGGCATTCACATTCACCGTTCGTTCATTGACGTTGAACGTGCCATCCTAAAGTTCAGGGAGTACCGAAACACGGTCAAACATCTCCGCTACATCACGGGGTCGGGCAACGTCATCGGTACGTTCATAATCACTGATACCAAGCAGACACACGCGCAGGAGACACCGCAAGGCGACATCGTATCGGCCAAGTTGGAGTTGACATTGCTTGAAACGAACGCATCGCAACCGAAGGTGGCCGCTGTGAACAACGCGATTGCGAACAGCGCGAACAACCCCGCACTTGTACCACTTACCCCGATTGTTCCTTCAATACCCGTTAGCGCAGCACTTGACGTATCTATTGCACGTGGGGAGGCCGTTGCTTCCGCTACCACCATTTTAACTACCGCATCGAATCCGACACCACCTGCCGACACTCAGAGCAAGTTTGAACAGGCCCGTGAACGGGTAGCAACGGCCCGTGACCACATGGCCCGTGCCGCTTCAAAGGTGCAGGCCGCATCTGAGACAGCGCAGCAGGCGCAGGCTTACGTTGCCAACATGTACACGGCAGCGCAGAACGCTCAGACGCTCATCGACATGATTGACGCATTCGACCCGTTAGACCCCGTTGGAAGCATCAACAACGTGGTCAACGTCAATAGTCAGTTCATGGCCTCGGTTTCCGTTATGACCAACACTTCACAGCCGCTTGCGGCATTCACAGGCTCACGGAGATGGCAGTAACATACGTCAGCTACATAACGCAGGACGCGGACAGGTGGGATGAGATAGCTTATCGCTACCTTGGCGACCCGTTCAACATAAGCCCGATCATAGATGCGAACCCGTCTGTTCCTATTTACCCTCTTCTGCCTGCTGGCATCGTTCTCTTCATTCCTGTGTTCGACCCGCAGCCGCTCATCGAGTTCAACAACCTACCGCCTTGGAGAAGGCCACAGAACAATGGCTGACGTTAGGGTTCCTGCATTCAAAGTCCTTTACGAAGGATTGGACATCACCGAGGACATCAGTGATGATGTTGTTCGCATCACCTACTCTGACGCTGACGGTGGTGAAGCGGATGAGATTCGCATCACCGTTGACGACATGTTCGCCAAATGGAAGGATACTTGGAGGCCGAACCGTGGGGATAAAATCAGTTTGTCCATCGGTTACGCTGGCGAAGGGCTGCTCGACATGGGTACGTTCCACATTGACGAGGTGCATTACCGTGGTCAGCCTGACGTTGTTGAGTTCCGCGCCCTGTCCGTTCCGATTGATAGCAACCTTTGGACTATTGATAGCAAAGGGTACGAGAATATCACGCTCAAAGAACTTGCGCAGCAGATAGCCACCGAGAACGGCCTTGACTTTGTTTATGACTACGCGAATGAGCAGGTGGAGGACGTTGCAACGTCAACCCTCCGTGCGTCACGGGTAATGAACCTGCGTCACGGACGGCTGTATCAGGACAGGGAGACACCGCTGCACTTCCTCAACCGCCTTGCTAACCGATACGGGATAAAGTTCAACGTGAAGGGTGACGCGCTTACTTACATCACCATCTATCAACTGCACTCCATTGAACCCGTCACGGACGTTGTTCATTACGCTCTTGAACCGCAGTTGTACGCAAGGACAGACCGTTCTCCCGAATGGTTGCAGTATGATGAAACGCAGAATGACATCCTAAATAGCGTGTTCCCTGAACTGAGAAGCTACGACCTCCGTGATTGTCAGGACAAGGACGCGGCAGGGATTGACGTGATAAATTACAATCCGTTCGGTCAGGAGGGTTTCATCTACCGTCTCAACGCGGGGGCCGACCTTCGCGCAAAGCTGGGGGAGAACTTTCCGTCATTCGCCCGTTCAATCGGTGCAGACTTGTCCTACTTGGAGGACAAGCGCAACGCCAACGAGACGGAACGGTTGAAGCGCAGGATACGGATGTATGAGGAGGTTGACAATATGACTCAGGCCGAAGTCATAGCAATGGCCCATCTATTTGAGGCCACTACGTCTGCCGTGGAGGGTTCCGTTGACTTTGAGGGAACCCCTGTCGCTCAGGCTGGAACTAACATTCAAATTCGCGGGCTGCGTTGGCTCGATGGCAAGTATCACATCTCCAAAAGCTACCACGACATCACAAGGAACGCAGGATACACTACCCGCGTTGACGTGAAGATGGTCGGCCTCCTTTCGGATTAAGCCTTGCTTGCCGTCCACTTTGCCCCGTCAAAAGTGGATACCCAACCCTTCTTCTGAACAGGTGGCTCCACTTCGGTAGCGTTACTCGGAATAAGCCAATTCGTGCCGTCAATCGGGTCGGGCATTGCCTCGCCTTCACCGATGTAGCTTCCGTCACTTACCGAGTAGTAATAGACCTTTTTGGGCTGTCTGCTGTCGTATTTCGTTATCATCAGTTGTAGGCTTTGATGATGAAGTTCAGGTATGCGTTCACGGGGCGTGTTTCGTTGCCGCCTGTTGATGATGTGGTCACAACATTACCGCCATCACCGTTGTCGTTTTCAAGAGGGTTGTCAATGATTCCAACGCCAACTGTTGACTCAAATGTGTGCGTATGCGCCTCAAACGCATCGGCCTGTACCGAACCGACACTGTTGCCAGTTGCACCGCCCGTGTTCATCGCTGTACGTGAAGCCGCATCAGGGTCAACGCCTGATATGTCAGAAACACCGCGTACAAATCGGCCTCGCAAATCTGGAATATGGAACGTAGTTGTTCCGTTACCCTGACCGAATGAAGTGCCGACTATGGCGAACAAGGCCGCGTATGTCGTCCTTGACACTTGCGAACCGTTACAGATAAGATACCCGTAAGGTGCGGTACTTCCAGCCCACATAATTACCTCTCCGATGGGATTCATCCGCTTGTTCAAGTAGGCCGTTCTGTGTGCCAATGCCTGACCTTGCGCGTTGGCCTGACCGTCCGTAGGCGCGTCAAGCGACCCTGAGATGGTTCCGCCTTTCACGGGGTCAGATGTTGCCACCTGATAAATGCCAACAGGGTAAAGGTTCTCGTTCTCTAAAAAAGTAGCCATCGGGTAGTTCTGTTACGGGAAGACAAAGTTAACGGTTTCAGCGGGTATCCCATCAAATGAAGCGGAGCCGTCATAAACGAACATTCCGTCATAAGTAACTGGTATTGTGGTGAAGTAGCCAAGCCCTATCAGCTTCGACCGTGCGTTCTTGTAGTGGTTGATATAGGCGACAAGTTGATCGACCTGCACTTGTGTTAGTGAGACAAGTTCGGCCTCTGGGAGTATCACCATGAAGGTAGCCCATCCGTTGTTGCCGCCTTGAAAGTTGATGCCACCATTGAAGAAGTAGCTTCCGTCATAGACCCAAGGAAGGTTTGCCGCACCCTCGATGATGATGGGCTGTGAATAACCAAGTTCCATAATCGCATCGCGCAATGCCCCTATCGTTCCTATTCGCTTTCTTCGCTGTATCGCATTGGCAAGCATAGTGCGTTTCTCAGCTTCGGTCGTGGTCAGCGCGAATCCTCCGAGGCCGTTAACGCCAAGGTCTGTCGCCATAGTAGGCAACGCGGTGACGGGTAGAATCTGCATCATGTACGTCATGACCACATCCACGGGGAAGTCAACGCAACGCTGCTCCACCATCTCGTCAAAGATTCGGATGTGTTCTATGTTCGCAACGCTGCTGCTGAGTACCGTTGGCATCGCTTATCCCTCGTTGGTTCCAGTTACGACCACGCCTACTCCAGTAGCAAAAGCGTACTCATTATAGGCTACTATTATGTCTGAGAACGCTCCAAAATCTATTGAATAAACTCCTTCAACCATGCCTACGGACGTTAATTGGTCTATTGTGACATCACGGCCTAATCGCTGCCTTTGTTGCAAACAATACTCCGTTAAGGCATCTTGACAATCCTGCTGAACCGTTTGCGGGTTAGCATTGCTGAATATAACAATACTCGCAAATAGCGTGTACGTGATTTGTGTAGGTGCTTGTACGATAACCGTGTCACACAACGGCCTGACGTACTCCCCGCTCAATACGCCTGCTACTTGGTTAAGAACAGCAGGAGGCGTTGGCATACCATCTGCCATCAGGGGGTAAACATAAACCTCCCCAGCGTTAACGGGTACAAGTGGAACGGATACGTCAATTATGGCTGGATTTGCCGTAAATGCCCAATACATGTAGGCGCGTTGGCTTCCTGCTGTTCCGAACGCATCAGGCGCAAGACGTATCCTGTTCCGAAGCTGTTCGTCCGTCTCACGGTTCGACCCGCCTCCACTGATGTCGGTGTTGGTCGCACCAGTAAGGTAGGCTTGCGGGTCAATGATGTTGGTGATGGTTCCTATCGCGTACCCGTTGAAGTTCGCACCTGACGTGACCGATACGCATACGGTAGTAGCGGTCAAGTTAATCGAGGGTACTATAATGTCCTGCTGCGTTGCGAACACCGCAAGTCCATCCGTTGAGGCCACCCGCGTACCTGATGGGATTGTAACGCCACCATGTCCCGCTACAAGGCTGAATTGAATGGTCACAAGCGCGTTCGCGGCAGGGTTGCGGACTACACCGACCAACTCACCGAGATAGTCCAACACAGGCTCCGTAGAGAACGATACGAGGTTCTGAATTGCCGCTGCTTGAACCTGTGACCTTAGAAGCGATTCACGGTAAGCCCACGCACCAATAATCAGACGTTCAACCTGTGCAGGCTGTAACGTGTTACCCGTCTCCGTCTCGTACCATTGCACAAGTTCGTTGACAATCGTTTCAGGGGCTACCTCTATGTAAATCGGTGCAGGCATTATTCAGGGTTCTTTGTCAGCTTGTCCTTGTCCGCACTTCCTTGGCTTGACCCGAAGAAGTATGACACGATTGATGCAAGTAGGGTTCCCAATAGGAAACCGATAACCGTGTCAACCGTCCTTTGGTTGTCAGCGGGAACGTCACCGAACGAGGCTATGAACACATATACCATCGCAGGGGTGATGATGCACAGGGCAAGCAATAGACGCACATTTGTACTCTTGTTCAGAAAATCTTTCATCAGTCTATTCTGTGAAGGGTTAATTTGCCGCTGATTGCCGCAACGTCATTGCTTGTTCCTATGTTCTCAATGAACACTTTCAAAACGTCACCCGATGACAACTGAGCAATATCAGTATTGAGTTGAAGTGTTATTATTCGGCTGTTCACAAGTGACACCACGGGCGAGCATAGGCAAAGTGCTGTTCCATTGCGATACGTGTAAGACCGAAGTACGTCACCGTTACTGCCTGCTACCGACAAATGTCCTGAAATGTAATAAGTACCCGACCTGTTCACCACTATGCTATCACCGTCATAAACTACATCTTTCATAGCAATGGCCGACTGCTGCCAAAGGTCATTTCCTACATTAGTCGCCCATGCAGGAACGTCTATCGTAAGAGGAACCGTATAGCTGCTGTCCCTAAACCCCATTTCTCCATAGGACTTATCTATTACATCGGCAAAAACGGTATCCTCGGCATGTACGTTACCATCAAGAACTATGCTGTCTGAATTGAACCTGATGTAGTCAGTCCCGTTGAATGTTATTATTGGGGCTGTTGCAGAAATCCTACCTTTTCGGGTTGATACTGACGCTGTTCCAAGTGGGGAACTTGTTATTAGGGCGACTGATTGTTCTCCAAATACCTTACCGACCAATACGGTAGATACCGTGTCAGCATCCGACACACTTACCGAAAAGAAGTCATGCGACAAGTCAGGCTTTAGCGTGTCACCCGAAAATTGCCACAAAGAAGCACCTACACCGTCAAACACATTGGCGAACACCGTATCAAACTTAGCCCCCGACCTGCCAATGTTCACTCCACTTCCATCAGGGTAAATGTTGCCAGCGAATCGGGCCGTGTCCACGTTCAGCTTGTTCGTAAAGTTCACGGGTGATATGAAACCGCCTGATATTGCCCAATTAGCCGTGTCACCGCCTCCTGAAATCTCCTCGTAAGCAACACCGTTCCACACGTAGAACCCGACATCGGACTTTATGCTGTCCTCAACCGAAACGCTCTCAAGGAAAGTGTTCTCCTCAGCCAAGTTTGCAGAAGAACGCATAAGTTCCAACGATACCGTGCGCAAACGTGCAGGGGTGATGTAGTTGCTCGTATTGTCAGGGAAATTGCTGTTTATCAAAGCCTTGACTGCTGCCGTGTCGGACTGACCGAACGCGCTGATGGTGCAAAGTAGAAGTAGTATGGTTGTTATCCGTTTCATATCGAGAACCCGCTACTGAATCCGCTGCTGAAAGCCCCCAGCGATTGAGGCGTGTAGTTTGGTGAGATTGGTACTGCAACCGCAAAGTTACCCAAATTGGTCGCACAGAAAACTTTGAATGTAACGTGTGAGATGTTCAGCGTGTGTTCTATCCTCCTGACCGTTACACGCGGCTCCCATTGGGCAAGCGCGTCCAATATGCCAAGTTTTCCGTTCGGTATCACAAAGTTCACAGGCTTATCGACCAACTCATTCAGGTTGAACCCGAACTCAGGACGGAACGGCTCACTACCCTTGTTGGTTGAGAGGATGATGAGAACGCATTGAATGATGTCGTCAAGGTCAGTAACGACCGCCCCATAGTCCGTTGTGGACATCGACCACATCGTTGAATTGATGTCGGATGTGAGTGTCACCTGCATCACAATGGAGGATTAGTAGTTACTGAACCTGAACCGACCTGAACCCCTGCGACTACATGGGTGTGTCCTGTCAAAGATACGTTGAGCGGCCCCGCTGTAACGTCCTGACTTGCATCCACCGAACCGTTCACCGTAAGATTGCCGTTGATGGTCACACCACCGCTTGCCGTGATGTCCATTGCGCCCGTTGAACCGTCATACTTGATCTTGTCACCATTGCTGAACACAACGCTCAGAACACCTTCTCCGCTATTGCCGCTGTCGGGTGTCCTCGCATCGGAATATACCGCACCAAGGATAACGCCACGGAGCGACCCCTTACCCATCAAGCAAGCCACCTGTTCATTCACGTCAGGAAGGTAGAAGAACTTTTCATCCCCTGTCTTGGCTACGATGACCGACATCCAATCGGAGGCCGTGCCATCCTCAACGAACGACACACGGGCCATGCCCCTGCTTGCGTCAATATCAGAAACGCGACCGAACCTTAGCATCAGAACCGCTTTCTATCGTTAGACCTCATAGCGTCCTGCACCATACGGGCGACCGCGTCCTTGTGTGCGTTCAACTGCTCCATCAAAGAGGCCCGTTCAACCTCACTTGCACCGCCTCCGAAGTTGATTGTAGGGCTGTAATTCACAGCCACAGACCCGCCTCCTACCGTAGCGAATGCGGGTGTAGCAGTAGCACCGCCACCGAATCCGCTCATGGCCGTATCGGTAGCACGGCCTATCGCATCGCGCAATGGGCTTGCTTTTACCGTCTTAGCGACCTGTTCGATGATTTTGATACGGTGAATGTCCTTGAACGCCCCATGTTTGGCGGGTGACGCAGGGAAGAATCCCCTCGTAAACTCAACAACCTTGCCCACAGCAGCGAACAGCATAGGAGCCTCACCAACTATGCCATCCTTAATTGACCGAATAAGGTCGCCACCCCATTGTTTTGCCTTTGGGAGAAAGTCATTGAACTCATTCCACATCATTTTGAAGAATCCAGACACAGCATCCCAATTCTTGTAGATGGCTACCCCGATGGCGATTATGGCGGCTGTTACCGCAAGAATCCATCCCAATAACGGTATGCCATAGATTGTTGCGCTAAGTCCAGTCAGTGATGCTATCCAAATGTTTGTCTTAGCAATAGCCGCAATGGTTCCAGCTACAAAAGCGGGTATGGTAGTAAGCGCAAATGTTCTCATCCACCCAATCACCATTACCAACCGTTCAACGGTTCCGAAAAGCGACCAATTTAACGCCTTGAAACCACCTATCAGCAATGTGAACGGGAATCGCAATGATGTTAGAATCAACATTCCAACCGTAGTGTTTGCTATCCATAAGGCCGATGAATAGACGAACACGCCAGACGCTATCAAGGTGAATGCCCCCACCGCAATCATTATGGCCTGAGCCAATATCTTGTGTTCACTCATGAACTTTCCAATGGCATCCAACCCTTGCATGAGCGGAGTTAGCAAGGCCTTTGCCGCTGGTATCATGGACGTTCCGAAAACCGCTGCCGTCTGTTCAATGCTGTCAGTGAACTTTACCCATGTACCTTGCAGCGTGTCGGCCTGCACTTTAAGACCGTTAGCGAACATGCCGCCTTTGGCCGTTGCCTCAGTCATTGCTTTTTGCAGAAGGTCAAATGTTATCTTCCCTTCCTCGGCCATCTTAAAAATGTCCGCGTCCTTACCCAACATGTCCTGCAATATGGACACGGCAGGAACACCCGAATTGATGAACTGCCGAACGTCACGGGTCAGCATCTTCCCCTCCTGTGCCGCCTGACCATAGGCCACAATAGCCCCCTGTAAATCACCTTGCGTTACCGATGTGATGTCACCAAGCATCTTAACGGCAGAAGCAGCGTCACGGGCCGATTGGCCGTAACCCATAAGACGGGTTTGAGCGGTTGCGACCTCTGAAAGCGTAAGAGGCGTTTCACGGGCAAGTTTCAGCACCGAATTATACGCCTTGCCACCTTCTACCGTGCTACGGGTAAGAATGTTCATCTGGATACGCAGCCGCTCATAGTTAGCAGCCATCTTCAACGGGTACGCCAAGGCAGCAGCCCCGCCAGCGGCCATCATCCCCGCATCGAACATCCCTTCACGGGCCTCGCCTGCCGTCTTGCGCGACTGAGCCTCAGCGGAATGCACCGCGTTCATGCTGTTACGCATGGCACTCGATACCACCCTGCTCATGTTGTCCACGGCAGTCAGATGAAGCGTAAGACGCATTGGATTAGCCATCCGTTCGGTTCATTGAATTGTGCAGCTTTATAGCCTCGTCATACCAATCCTTCAACTCATTCGCGGGCATATCCAACAACACATCAATTCCCGTGCTGCTGAAATGCGCAAGGAACATCACTTGCCCCCTTCCGATGATGCCCCGCTCAACTTTCCCAACAGAGAAAGCCAATCAAGACCGTCCAAGAACTCCTTCACGTCCTCCGCAATCAGTTTCGTCCATTCATTGCCGTCCGTACTGAACTCACACGTCTCAGCGATTATCGCAGCATAGGCAAGACCCTCATCCCCAGCGGCTATCTGTGTGCATCGCATGGCCGTCTTACCATTGAAGAACGCCATCCTGCATTTCAGTCCGCTTGGCAGGTCGAACGCCTCACGCTGTTCCTTCGCCTTACGTGTAAGGTACTCAAGTACCGTTTCTTTTTTGGCTGTCACTCCTGTACTTTCTGCCATTGTTGTGTTTTTAGTTAGCGGTCAAAGGTAACAAAAAGGGGCGCAGCAATGCCGCACCCCCTTTACTGCTCGGTGTCGTCTGATACCTCAGATTCCCAAGTTTGCGCGGTACGTTGCCAACAGGTCAACCCCGTCAACAATGTAGATGTTGTTCAGAACGTCAACCTCGTAGATTTTCGCCCCGTTGATTTCCAACTTGTAGTAGCTGATGCTGAACTTAGATTCGGCCTCTACGTTGTTGTGCTGTTTGAACGCCTGATTAGGGATGTTCGTAGGCATACCACGGAAGTAGGCAACGTAGCTGTCCTGTGCCGTCCTGCCCGTTGATTCAAACCGCTCAAGGCTTGAACGCACCTGAAAACTCCATGCCGTGTAAGCGTTGGAAATCTTCTTGAACGCAACAGGGTCAACGGTACTCCAATTCATCGTCAACTCCATCTTGTCCATCCCCGTAGGAATGTCAAGTGAACCGTGCATACCCAAGGCCGAATGCTCGACCTGCTTAAAGGCAACTTCGGGGAGATTGACCTCCATTACTTTGCCCAAGTAACTCTGCCCGTCAAAATAGACGTTGGCGTTGGTTAGCTTTCTTACTTCTACTGCCATCTTATTGGATATTAGTCAGGAGGTTGATGTCAAGGTAACTGATGAATGTGATTCTTTCAGCAGGTGTCGGAGGCATGATGACAAGACGGAACTTCACCTTGCCAGCCGCCAAGTCGATAGCTGGATTGTCCGCAGGGTCGTAGATACACTCCGAACCCGCCAACAGCGCACCGTTCTGAACCAAGGACGCAATGTAAGCGTTCGCAGTACCCTTGATGGCATCGCGGGTAGCTTGGTCGTTCGGACGGTCGATATAAGGCAACATGGCCTTCTCCAAACTCTCATGCAACGTGCTTTCAACCCTTTGAACGGGGATGAAGTTGCGAGGGTCTGAATCTGACGGCCAAGCCGCGCTTCTGTTACCCCACAACCTACGGCCACCGCCTACCTTCAAGGTGGTCACGATACCCGCAGCGTTCAACAGGTTAGCGTCACTCGATGGGTCGTTGATGCCCTGACCCACCATTGAATACTCAGCGTCAACGACACCGACAACAACGTGGTTCGATGGGCTTACCCAGTACCCCTCAGTCGCATCGGTAGCGGCTGTGACACCTGCCGCCCATGCTGACAACGGGTAGTTGTCCAACGCTCCCTTGAAGTCGAACGACTTGTGCCAAGGGCCGCAAGGGACAACCCTGCGCGATACGCTTGAGAAGGATGTTCCAGAAGTTGTACGGGCCGTGATAAGCTGCGCCCGTGTCTGTCCTTCAATAGCGTCAACGTAGGCGACACCACGGAAAGCGGTCGCCTGAACCTCCATCTCCAACATCACCGAAGCAATAGCGGAGAACTCAGGGCAGATGAAGATTTTCGGATTCACACCGAACGTGTCGAAACTTTCCACGAACAACTTGAAACCAGTCCTTGCAGGGGTTGTCACACCAACGAAATCGGCAGCAACAAGTCCTGTGTAGTCAGGAGTGTAATAGGTCACATAGACGGTATCACCCTCCGCAATAGAACCGTTAGGGACTATTTTGAAAAGACCGTACTCGTCAATAGTGTAATCAATGTCAACGGTGTAGGTAGTCCAAGGTGAACCACCCGCAACAACGGGGTCGCCAGCCTCAAAGAGAACAGCGTTGTCCAACTGCGCACGACCGTTGCTTATCGACACCGCCTCCTGAGTTATCAGGTCGTTCATCGTTGCAGGGTCGAACACGTTCACCACAATCACCTGCGCACCTCCCTGATTGAAGATGAAGTCAAGCGACCTGTTGATTGTTGCAGGGAACAGCGAACCACCGAACTGCTCCGCGTCCTGTCTGCTGTTCACAAAGGTCAAGGTGTTCTGCGGCCCTTGCGGAGCGCACCCCACAAGACCGATTATGCCTGTCGGTACGGTAGTGACTGGCTGAATTGCTGATGGGGCTATCGTAGTTTCGGCCCCGTGGAAGAATCCTGACATGGTTCTATCGGTTTGGCTGCAAAGTTAGTTAATTAAAGTCACGTGCAACAACCTCGGTCAACTTGTTCAACGCATCATCCACAAAACGGTTGACCATTCTTTCAACTTCCACTATGTCACCAAGCCCCACCACTTCGGGGGCGCACAGCCTGCCCACGGCCCTTAGTTCGACCGCCACCTCCTTAGCATAGGCGTACAACTGCCTTTCAACATCCGACCGCTTCAACAACTGCCTTTCCTTCTCCTCGAACTCCAACCTCGCCAACTCCGCCTGATAGTGTTCCTTCGCAGCCCTGCTGTCATTGAAGTCCCTGATACCCTCATCCACCTTCGCCAAGCCCCTTGCCACCGTATCAGCAGCACCGCCCGCCTCAAAGTTGCTGGCCCACTCAATCCTTCCCCGTTCCCAATAGATGCCTTTCAGCTTACCCGTCTCAATATCCCTAACGACCGAATCGACAATCTTACCAGCGCGAACAGCATTCCTAACCGTCCCTTCGGTACAGCCTACAATCTCAGCGAACTTGCTGATACTGATGATTTCAGACGTGGGTTTAACTCTTTGACGTGCCACGGGACAAAGATTGCGAAATTACGAGAAATAAAGCACCTTGGAAAGAATCGGAGTGAACTTGGGGCATTTCCTCGTAAAGTGGGCAAAATCGGTCAGAACGCCTGTTATGCGTCTTTCCC